GGGTGTGGAAGCGGTGACGGTTGACGACCGTGACGACGAGTTTGAAACAGAGATCAAACTTCCGGGCTGGTCTTGGTGCTCTTGTCCTGACCAGAAGCCGTGCCGTCACATCAAAGCCCTTGCTGTTGAGCAAGGGAACATGATCGAGGACGAGAACGCAAAACTCCGAAGTCAGTTTGAGCGTCTCGTGGATGAGATCAGAAGTCTCATCCCTGTGAGTTGATCCTCTGAAGGGCTTCTTCCACAGCCCCTTCAGAGAACTGATCCACCATTTTGATTATTTGCATCTTGACCCGTTCCTCAAGGTCGCGGGTCGTGATGCCTTTGGGGTCACGACCTTGAGAGATCATGGTAATCGCCATGACATAGGCTTCTCGTCGTAAATATTCGATGAGCAGTGCATGTGCGACCTGAACAAGTCCTCCCGAGGGCCACTTTGAGGCACGGTTTTTATCTCCCGGAGTGGCATACCGATGTGAGGTAAACAAGGCACCGTCCGAAAGGCGCTGTTTGACCTCAACAACTAAGCGAGCGGTGTCGAACCTGCTTTTCCCCATGGGTCTCCCTACTCAGTGGATATTCTATAGGACACCCACTGAGTAAGGAGACTTTGATGCGACCCTCTGCCTTCCGCGTAGCCCAACGGCATATAGTCGCACGTAATGTGCTCGCAGCGGGTTCTGAGCAAGACATTGCTCAGAACATCGTGCCGTTTGAAAGGGCGCATGCCGCCTTCAAGAAGGCTGTTGAGGACGGATTGGCACGAGGTATCTCCGGTGACAACTACGTCGTGCGGCAACGGGCCAATCTCCCATGGGTTGAACTCATGGATAAGGGCTACAAGATCGCCGACGGCATCTTAGGAACCCGTGAGATTCCTGCCCGTAAAGCCAAAGGGCTGGAGATGGCTTACCGGCTCTACGCACGAAGCCGGAAGATGCCGAAGAATGTCTACAAGTGGTGGAAAACCAACGAGAAGCGGATTCTGCTGACCATAGCAGCGGCAAAGACGTGGCCCGAGAAACAAGAAGGCACAGACGCGCTGTTCCGACTCGGCCCGTTCACGGTCCACAACACCACCGGAGCCTCTGGCGCGAAACTGGAAGCCTTCAAGAAGATGCTGGTGACAGCCACCAACAAGGTGAAGGCCGACAAGGACGTGCCCGGTCTGCGGAAGGTTCTCTACGGGGACATTTACTTGGCAGGGCAACTAAACAAGGCCCGGACGGCTGCGTGGTACAACATCCAAGAGGACGTTGTGTATTGCCGTGTGGCTAACGCGAAGTGGGGGTTTGATGAATCCTTCGCACTTGTACACGAACTCACTCACCGGTACTGGCGGAAGTTCATGTCCCGTGAGGCGAAGGCGTTGTGGGAAAAGCATCACCGCAAGACCTCCTACAAGAAGGTGGAAATCCCACCCCCCGAGGTGGGCGAGGCGCTTCCTGTTCGGATCAAGGGTGCCCCCCGAGGCTGGCGTCCCGTGATCAAGGAGATCAAGGAATCGGCGTACACCTTTGCGCGGCCTGACGGAAGTGAATCCGAGATCAGCAAGTACCGGCTCCTCAAGTTCCGCAGAGAGACCATGGGTGACGAGTTGCGGTTTCCGACCGCGTACTCGGCTAAGAACGCGGAGGAACACTTCTGCGAAGCCGTGGCCTCGGACGCCTTCGGGAGTCTCGGGCCAGAGCACACGGCTGCACTACGGTCGATCTTCTGATCTACTTTGCAGCGGCTTCGCCGTCCCAGCCCCATGATCCCGCAAGCCCTGACGCCGAGTAGTCGGTCACCCGCTTCTCAAAGAAGTTCGACATGGTGTCGCCATTGAGCACCCAGTCGAGCCACGGTAGCGGGTTGTCCTCGACGTTGAAGATGGCCTTCATGCCCAACTGGTTGAGTCGGCGATCTGCCATGTACCGGATGTACGCCTTCATCTCGTCTGCGGTCAGTCCCTCGACATCACCCACCTTGTAGGCGAGGTCGATCACCTTGTCTTCCAGCACCACGGCAGTCTCATACATCGTGTAGATGGACCTCTTGAAGTCGTCACGGACAATGCGGGGGTGTTCCTCGCAGAACGTCTTGAACAGTCGAGCCATTCCTTTGACATGCAGGGTTTCGTCCCTGATGCTCCACTCGACCACGGTACACATGCCCTTCATTTTCCCGAACCGCTGGTAGTTGAGCAGCATGACGAACGCGCTGAACAGGCTCATGCCCTCGTTGCAGACCGACTGCGCGAGGGCACGACCCAGTCCTGAGAGGGTGCTCACGTCGTTGTCCTGCATGAACAGGATTTTGGAGGCGAGTTCTTCGTACTCCATGAACGCCCAATACTCCCGCTCATGGAGTCCGAGGGTGTCGTTGAGCAGGGCGTAGGCCCGTTGGTGGACGCCTTCACGGTTGGCGAAACTCAGGAGCATGTTCCGGATCTCGTTGTTCTTGAACCTCGGGATGAACAGGTCGCAGTAGTTCCCGCCGACCTGTACATCGCTCTGGGTGAACAACCGGAGGATCTGTGTGATGTGGGCCTTCTCGGTCGTGGTGAGATCACCGGATTTCCACTGCTTCACGTCTTCCTGTAGATCTGCCTCCCAACTGCCCCAGTGGATCTTCTCATGTGCTTCAGCAGCGTCCATCGCCCACGGGTATTGAAAAGGTCGAAAAGCCATGCTGTATTCGGTCAACCCTGGCATGAAAGGCACTCCTCGTCTTCGACGTAATCTTTGAGGGCGACACGCTCGATCTTCGCGCTCACCTTGTCTGCATCTACCCCAGCGGTGGTGCGGAGGTAGTAAAGACCCTTGAGTCCTTCCTTCCATGCCTTGATGTGTGTCTGAAGGACATAGTGTCGGTCAACACCAGCAGGAAAGAACAGGTTCACACTCTGCCCCTGGCAGATGTACGGTTGACGGTCAGCCGCGTGACCGACGACCCACCGCTGATCGATCTCAAAAGCGGTCTTGAAGACTTCCCTCTCCCACTCGCTCAGGAGGTCATCATCGAGGTGCTGGACGGATCCTGCGTTGGTTGTGATGCTCGACCAGACTTTTTCCCGCTCGATGGGATCAGAAATCCGCTCCGTCAAAAGGGAAACGAGAGCAGGGTTCCTCACTTGGTGGGATCCGGCTCTCGTTCTGTGCGTGTAGGCGTTGGACTTCCACGGCTCGATGCTGGGGCTGATATTCAGCAGGATGGACGAGTTCGCATTGGGGGCGATGGCGAGGAGGTGGGCGTTCCGGCGGTTTGAGCCGATGCCGTCCAGATACTCACCCCTCTCGGTGGCGAGCATCTTTGTGGAAGCCTCCGCTTCAGCCTGTATGTGCCGGAACATCTGAAGGTTCTGACCCTTCGCCATGGCACTTTCCCACGGGATCCTGTTCTTCTGGAGGTACGCATGGAATCCCATCGCACCTAACCCCAGAGATCTCTCACGGGTCGCGCTGTACTTGGCCCGCGAGAGGTCGTCAGGGGCCTGCTGAATGAAGACCTCCAGTACGTTGTCCAGCATCTTGATGAGATCACGAACCAGCGAGGTGTCCTTCCACTCATCGTAGAGGGCCAGATTCAGGCTCGACAGGCAGCAAACCGCTGTGCGGTCTTCTGAAGTGGGGAGGTGAATTTCATTGCACAGATTTGAGCCGTTGATCTTGAGCCCCAGATCCTTCAAGGGCTGTGGGAGCCCCCGGTTCGCAGCGTCGATGAAGTTCAAGTACGGCTCACCTGTACGGGACCGGACCTCAAGGATGCGCTCAAACAACTCGCGGGCGGGCATCGTGTCTCGGATCTCACCATCAGCGGGATCACGGAGGTGCCATTCCTTGCCCGCAATGCAGGCTTCCATGAAGTCATCGCTGATGTTCAGCGCGTTGTGCAGGTTCAAGCACTTGCGGTTGGGATCACCTCCCGTCGGGAGCCGCATCTGAAGGAACTCCAGCACGTCGGGATGCGAGACATCGAGGTACGCCGCGTAGGAACCCTTGCGGGTGGTGCCCTGACGGTACGCTGTCATGTCGGCATCGACGGTCTTCAGGAACGGGATCGGTCCGGGGCTCTTGCCGCTGACCGACCGCACGGCAGACCAGTGACCTCCGACCCCTCCACCCTTGACACTCAGCCACCGCAGTTCAGAGGAGTGTGTGATCAGCCCTTCCAGCGTGTCTGGGACGTAAGCCAAGAAGCACGAGATCGGTAGCGCCTTCCACACCTCGCCGGGAAGCACTGCGTTCGACAGAACGGGGGACGAGAACATAAACCAGCCTTTGCTGGCGTAGTCATAGATGCGCTGGGCAAAGTCCAAATCCCCGTCACAGTAGGCAATGGCGGCACGGGCGAAGGATTCCTGCGGTGAGGTGTCTTTCTCCTTCATGTAGTACGCCCGAAGAAGGCTCATCGCGAAGGGTGTGATCTGCTGATCGCGTGACAAGTCAAGATGAATACCGTGGTACGAAGTTGACTTTAAAGATTCCTCGGGTGTGTCACCGGGGTAAGGACTGGGATCAAGGCTCAAGGGGGATTGGTTTTCACTCACCTCAAAACGCATGGCCCACACCTCTTTTTTCTTTGTTTTTGAAGGCACCAAAACCTCTGCCTTAGCAGATGCCGGAAATACTGCCCTCATGTCTGTAGCAATCAACGGGCTACCGACAGACATCCTTTCAAGAGGGCGCTCGTACACGCTACCCATGGGGAAGGAACCCCGGTAAAAACCCCGCGATCAACACGAGCCAGATCTTTGATCAAGATCATCAGGTTCTTTTTCTTCCAACGCTTTGCCGCAGGAATAATGTTTCGCTCAACGGCCCACGTAGGAGAGCCAATAGTCATGGCGATATCGTCCGCACGGGCACCCTGCTCCAAGAGGGTCGCAGCCTGAAGCCATTGGAACGCGAGGTCAGCGGGTCCACCTCGGGCTCTCAAGAGGAGCATGGTGGGGTCACCTACCATCTTCCTGTGGATTTTCTCCAATGCCCGTGCCGTGCCCTTCACATCTGCTCGTGCAAACGCATCCCGGAGCGGCTGCATGTCGGTATCGGAAGAGGGGCGGATCAGTGCCTTGATGTGCTCGATCTTGATCTCCGTCACGCCCCGAGAACGGGCAAGAGTCGCATACTTATCTACCTCAAATGCCAGCACACCGAGGTCATCCCCGACAGCCGACACGATTGCCTGAGCGAATTTCTTGTTCAGTGTGTCCTTCTTCTGAAAAAGCCTGTCGGACTCTTTACGGAGGAATGAAACACCCTGAGTGTGACGGTCTGCCTTCTTAGCAGGGATTTGGTACGTGGTGTGCTGCTTTGCTGGAACCAGAGCCACCAATGCCTTGTGATGCTTGGTCTTCACCAAGCCCCCAATCTCGATCAGTAAACAGATCTTAGAGGGGGATTCGGTCAGGTGCTCCTGGACGATTTCAAGTGAGACCTCGGAAGCCTGAATCCGAATCAGTGTCGGCGTACCAAACGTTCCTCCCATCGAAACCCCCGTGATCACATCACCATCTGACGACGCCGTGATCACTTCGTACTGATTTTTGCGGGCACCTTCAACCCAGTACCGGATCAGGCGTTTCCTCAGATAGTAGTTGTCTCCCGAAACCATCAAGACAGGAGGTGGTCCTTTGGTGGACCATGGGATCTTCATCTCTGCTCCAAGACTTCAAGAATTGCGGAGACAGCGGACAGATATGAGCCTTTGCCGTTTAGGAGAGGTCGAACGGTATCCCAGATAGATGCCGTCAAGGGGTCGCTGACTTGACGCTCCGCAAGGAACTCACAGAAGCCTTGTAGGAGGGGCATCCAGTCGCGGGAGTGCTCTCGGAGAGTGCCCATGCAGGATAAGGGGTCACGTTGGACCCAGGCTTCGTACAGAGCCTCTGCGGCACTATCCATGAAGGGACTGACCCATCTTTCATCAGGGGGACACCACTGCTCAAGGGCACGGGATCGGATCGTTCCGATGACCCCTCCAGAGTAGTCCGCCCACAAGATGATTTTGAGAGGCCCGGATGAGAGATCTTCAAGGGTCTTGAGTAGAGCGTCACCCGCTTCCGGTGTCGCACGATCCAGAGGACCAACGATAACCACGGGGGGGAGATCACCCACACCCGCGTTTCCGGCAAGAACAACGATCTTACGGGAATCGTCAGCCTTGAGTCCCTGATCTCCGAAAGGGTCAGAAATCAGCCTTCCGATCTTCTGGGCGAGTGCGACAGCGGTTGCTCTGGCTTGGGGTCCATGAAGCAGGACAGGGCTCGGCATCAGTAACGCACCAAGAATCGCTTCTTGCACTTCAGGCATCTGTAGTGCAGGGCGGTTCCCCCACCCGAAGTGGGTGGAATCCTCGCCTTGATCAACAACTCAGCCTGAGTCCCTTCACAGGCGGAAGAGGCTCGACAGGAGACCCATACCTTGTCGCCTGCTTTAGATACCCTTTTCATTTTAGGACTCTCCTATGAGAAGAGAGTACCCAAACAAGAAGGTGGAAGACCCCCCGGTTTCAGTACCCTGCGGTTTGAGCCCTCTCAAGAATCAAGAGGCTGTACTGTTCGATCAACTGCTGTGCCTTCTTCCCACAGATGGGGGCATACAGGTTGCTTGGTGTCTTACTCGACCCAGAGGAGAAGCCTACCGGAGCACCCTTGTTGAAGACGATGACCCCATCAGGTCCATACACGTCAGCGGGGAGATCCAAGAGATCACCCAAGGCGATCAAGACCCCTTTCCATGAGGTGACACGCTCATCCTCTAACAACGGTACAACGACATCACGCCACTGAGTCCAATGAATCCAGACAGGGAGGACATTCCTCATCTGGGGTCTCAACGTAGCAGGGATCGTTTTCCCGGCGATAATCCCCGCAGCCACAGAGGGGCTGGCAGGATTCGTCGTGGGGAAGATCTTACTGGCGTAGCCCTCTACCAAGAGGAACAGGGGGATCGGGAGGATCTGGCTCAACTCCACAGCCGTTCTAATAGGGGCTTTCCCCCCACGGTAGTCAGCACGACCCATAATTGAGGCTCCTCCTTAGACATAGGTATCTCTAAGATAGAGTATCTATCCAGGTCGTCTTGGTTGTCGTCTTGGTCTTACTTGTACTGGTAGTCGTAGAAGAAGTAGTCGTAGGAGTAGGAGAAGTAGTTGTAGGAGAAGTAGTCGTCGTTGTCTGATTGTTAAATCGGTCAACCTTCGGTTTCCCTCCTACTAAGAATTCTTAGATCTTCTTCTGATACCCAAAGCGAAGAAGAGGTGGAGGATTGTCTCGCGGTTGAAGAACCCGACCGCTTGGTCAGCGTGCCTTCCTCTTGGTTCCTGAATCCCTCTCCCAGATTGAGATAGATCAGAAGGTGAACCAAGAGGGCCGACCAGAGTTGGTTCCGAGAGCCCGTCCCTCTGTGTCCTGATCCTCGGTTGTCAGTCGAGGGGGTCACAGGGGGGTGGGGGCTAACCCTTGTAAGTTCCGTTGCTGGGAAAGAACGTGAAGGAGAGGCTGTTCCTTGACCTTCGGGTTTCCCCGATCTTGACTCCTGTTGGTTCAGACGGCTCACCCCTTTTGGGGAGGGGGCCGAAATGACCTTGAGGATCAAGACTTTGACCCTCATCGGGCCAACCTTCGGGTATCTTGTACTCAAGCCAAGAGGCTGACGCAAACCGATAGGGGTGACACCATGGGCTACCGTGTTTGGGTAGTAGAGGTCAAAACCCTCAAACCAACCCGCTTGGTTGATTCCTTACCCGACGCAGAGGAAGCCCTCTCGTTCGCGGGCGGTATCGTGCGGGGTTTTGGTTCCGCGTTGCTGTCAGCCCGCAACGTGGAATGGATGGGTGGATCCCTGCTGGTCTACGACCCGTCAGGTTTGGTGACCCTTGGGGTTCTTGTCGAGGGGCTGTCTGTGGTTGAGGAGGACCGTAGCCCGGTCTCTTCCCCCCTCTCGCCGATCTCAACGCAACCGGAGATCTCAGAGTAGATCGAGGTACGCGAGAATCTTTCGCATCTCGGGTCGGTCGATCCGCAATGCCTTTTGTTGCACGTCACGATCCGTGACCCCTTCCGCGACCATGCGGAGTACCCGGTCAGCCTGACGGCGGGTGACCTCTCCGCTCTGTAGAGCCTTTCGGACGCGAGACATCAGGGTCGAGGCACGGCACTCAGCCACACCGAGTTGCACGGCAATCTCGCGCTTGTCCAGCCCCTTGGACATTAAGCGGAAGACATGACAATAGCGATCCGCTGATCCCCGGTGACGGGCTGAGATCAGCCTCTCGGCTTCCTTGATACGCTCTTCACGGAGGAGGTGATCTTCGGCACTTTTTTGGGCACTCACGAATTCGTATGTGATTCGTCCCGAGTCGGCCTCTTTGTGGGAGATTGCCTTGTGCCCGTGGACCGGGATCTGCTCCGCACCGTGCATGATGTAATCCTCCTGCCCAGAAGACCGTCGTCTTGTGATCTCCGTGGCGGTTCGTGCTCCCCGGTCCCGGTGCAGGGCATCCTGAGCACTCCGCTGTCGTGCTTTCGTGGTAAAGTGCAAAAACGAGTTCCGCAGGATCGTTTTTGGGACGGTCCCGATATCGCTAAGCAGCGCATCAAAATAGCCACGCGCCATCATCAGGGTAAGCCACTCGCCCGCCTGACCCAGTGTCTCTGAGTAGTCCGCGCCAGTACGGGCGACGTGAGCCGACACCACACAGCCCAGGATTTTATTGATCCGAGGCTCGCACCACTCCTTACTGGTGGGGGCTGCGGGATCGGAGGTCAGGGCTTCCAGGGCAGTCCTGACCTCTTCCTGGTCCTGAAGGCGGGTGTGGCTCAGCACCTTGCTCAGATCACCGCTCAGCGCAGCCTTGAGTGCTTCTGCGAGGTCAGCGATACCAGAGTAGCCATTGCGGTGGATCAGATCGCGACCAACACGAGACCGGGGCTGACCCGTCTCCGTGCAGCGGTGGGAAATCCAGTCTCGGATCTGACCTTCCAGATCTGCTGCGGTGTCGAGGTCTGCGAGGAGGGACAGCACACAGCGGGTGCGGTTTGGGTCTTTCATTTTTTCTCCGTGGTCGGGACGAGGCAAGGTGCTCTTACGAAGCGGTGCAGGTCGTGACCAGAGAAGCATAAAACAGGAGGGTTGCTGTGTCAACCCCCTTCCGGGGGTTTTTTATTGGGGGTTCGGACTAAAAAAGTCCGGATCTTCGGTTTCAATATGTGTTCAATACGAATGACTCAGTAAAGCCCTCTTCACATAAAAACAGGAGCCCTCTCATGCCCCGCCTCTTGACTTCCTCGGATCGCGCATCCCTCACGCGGTTGGCTTCCACACTTCCCAAAGGCTCCGAAGAGCGTCGTGCGATTCTGGCCCACCTGCGTAAGCAAGCCTCCGTGGACGACTTCACAATCGCGGCTCTTTACGAGGCCGGGAAGGCGAAGGTTGATCCTACGACCGCTCTCTCAACGATGAACCGCGTTTTGCCTGTCTACGAGCAGGAGATCAAGTCCGAGTTGAAGTCCATCTACGAACAGAATCTCCCCAAGAACCAGAGGAACAAGGCAGTTGCCGCTGCCAGTGAGAAGGTGCTTCAGACACTCATCCGAGACGAGAGGCTCAAGCAGGTTGCGGCGGGTCTTCTTCGGGCCAAGGTTTCCCCCCGAGATCGCACCACGTACATCTACAACCGCATGGTTTCTCAGGCTGCTGGTGTGAAGGGCATGGACAAGGCCACCGCTGAGGATCTGGTCCAGTCGATTCTGTACCCCGGTGTTGATGCACCCAACAGAGACACCCCCATGTTGAAGGGCGTTTCTCTGCCCGTCCTCGTCGGGCAGAAGCCCGGAAAGTTCCTTGAGTCCCAAGGTGACACCGTTTCAAATCTCGCGAAGTCCATGGGTGCTCGCACAAAGGGGGTGGCGAAGAACTGGTTGCGTCTGACCCGCGCCAAGAGTGACCTCCTTGACAGCGGTCCTGATCTCGCTGAGGTTCAAGAGTTCGTCAGTGCTGGAGACGCTGCTCTTGTGCTGAACGACCCCGTGTACTTGGGGGAGATCATCCAAAGAGCCAACCTGAGTTCTTCCCCCGCCCAAAAAGCAATGATGGATCTCCTGATCGATGCGGCGGCTGACGTGGACTACTGGGACAGCAGCGGAAGCCCCTTGTTCAAGCCGGGGAAGGGTGAGGCAAACAAAGACACCCTTACACTGAGCGAGTCGGCTTTCGTGAAGTGGCTCAAGAAGAACGCTTCGCCGGGTACTTCGATTCAGTCTGCCCGTCGCTATGGTCAACTGTGGGGCAAGGTTTCCCCGAAGTTGATCGCGGCTGCGAAGGAGTTGGCTTTGGAGAAGACTCCCCGAAGCAAGCGCGTTGGTCCTGGGTCGAACATCAGTGATCCCGGCATCCGTTCCCTCTACCACGAGGATGTCCGAGGACGCCGCGCTGCACTTGAGCGCCGTGCTCTGATTCGGTTGGCTTCATCCCTTCCCGTGGGATCAGAGGAGCGTCGAGCAATCCTCGCGGGTTGCGAGAAGTTGCCCGAGGGTCCGATGCGGGACAACTGCGAGAAGAAGAAGGAAGAGGGTGCCTCCGACAAGAAGGCTCGTGAGAACCCACGGAAGAAGATCGAGCGCCACATGTTTGTGATTCACAAGGCGGGTGACCGCTACGTGATCACCATGGGCGACCCACGAAAGCCCGGAGTCAAGATTCGGATGCGCTCACCGCACAAGAGCGACGTCACGGAGTACCTGGAAGATATCGGCGTCAGCAAAGACGGTATCTTCGACATGACCAGAGAGTTCGGCATCCCCGACACCTACAGCGACTTCTACATGAGGATGAAGCGGCTCGCGTCCCAACGAGACCTCTCCAACACCAGTAATGCGCTGGTTCGCCTCGCAGCATCTCTCCCCAAGGGATCAGACGGACGCAAGGTCATCCTCCGCACGGCACGCGACATGAAGATCACCCAGCGGGACATCAACAAGGCCAAGACCCTGAGCGGTGTGGACCCGGTACTTGCCGAGTACATTGTGGTGTCGGGGCATGATGATGGCGATCTGAGGGACGATGTGATCCCGATGGGCAAGGCTACCGAATCTGCGGGCAAGTTGAAGCCCTCCCAGACCACGATGCAGTTGCCGAAGACTCTCGGCATGGCGCTCAAGATGATCCTCGGCAAGTCTCCGTTTGCGTCTGGTCCCGGTGGTGACCTCGGTGCCATCATCTCGGCGGACAACCACATCCTCGACGGTCACCATCGCTGGAGTGCTTCGATTGCGGCTGCTGGTCCCGGTGTCTCCGTGGGTGGGTACAAGGCCAAGTTGAAGGGTGCCGATCTCCTCAAGGTGCTGAACATCGTCACCAAGGGCATGTTCAAACGGAACAGGGGGAACCCCGGCAGCGGCGACATCAAGGCGTACACCCCGGCGAACACCAAGAAGGCGCTCCGTGAGATGGTCGAGAAGGGCGCTTACGATCTCTCGACGGACGAGGTGAGGGAGGCGCTGACCCGTCTTGGAGGCTCCGTGGAGGAGGGTATCGCGAAGATGTCCGAGAACATCGGTGCTGTGAGCAAGGCTGTGCCTTCGTGGGCACCCGACCGTTCGGACATGCCCGTGATCAACGAGAAGGATCTCCCGGCGACCGCTCAAGCCTTGAATAAGGGCTTGGTCAACTGGACCTCTCCCCACGAGAAGATGGCTGGCGAAGCCATCGGAAACAAGGCCAAGACCGCGAAGAAATTTGAGAAGAAGAAGGCTGCGGAGCGTGCTCGACACCTCATCTTCTCCAGCAAGGACAAGGCGAAGGACTTCGTGAAGTCGCTCGACAAGAACGAGGTTCGCGGCAAGTTCTCCGTGCGGAAGACCAAGGGTTGGAAGACCTACAGCGTCGTGTTCACACCCGTGTCCTACGCCGACACCGTTGCGATTATGAAGCACTACAAGCCCGAGAAGAAGCACTACGAAGACATCGCCCATATTGTTGCCTCCAAGACGGCAGGCAAGGGCGACGTGCCCGACGCTCTCAAGAAGCACCAGTTCACCTCCGAGGACAACCCGAACCCGAAGGGCAACGACAAGGACGGCGACGGCAAGACCAACGAGCCGAAGCCCGACTTCCTCAAGAGCAAGAAGGCCGCGTACAAGCCCGAGCGAGGCGAGGTCGAAGACTTGCGTGATGCTCTCGTCGCCGCATTGGGGAAGAAGGGTGTCAAGGCGAAGGGTTCCGTCTCAAGCAACGCCATCATGATCGGGAATGACAAGTACGCCATTCACGGTCAGTTTGTGGAGGGTCCGGGTCTTCCTGCGAAGGGTCTTCGCATCCAGCGTCCCTCGCGGGATGCGTGGTTGGCCGAGGCTGTGTCCGCCATCGTGCCCCATCACAGCAGCAAGAAGGCCGCGCTGGTTCGCCTCGCTGCTGCACTCCCTGTGGGATCAGACGAGCGCAAGACCATCCTCCGCATGGCCGCTGGAGATTTGAAGCAGGCGTAGGACAGGCGGGTACAGTTCCCCGACGAGATCACTCACGGGGAACTGATATGCCCACATATTCTTACCGCTGTGGATCCTGTAATCTGGACTTCGACAAGATCCTGCCGATGTCCCGCTTTCGGGATCCACAAAAATGTCCTGACTGTGGTGCTGGGCCTGCGAAGAAGCGAATCACAGCGGGTTCCGGTTTCATTCTGAGGGGTGATGGCTGGGCGGGCAAGAACAACAGAGTCCGTGGTCAGATGCGGAAGAAGAACCAGCGGCTCGATGCGAAGCAAAAGGATCGCACCCAGAGTGGCTCCGGTGGTGTTCGCCTGACCCCGAACGTGGATGGTCAGCGGGTTGAGTCCTGGTCGGATGCCGCCAAACTCGCGTCGTCAAAGGGCAAGGATACCAGTGGGTATGAGAGGCTGGCCCGTAAGGAGAACAATGGCTGAGAGGCCACACACGACCTTGACCCCTTCGGGTGCGTTCCGTGAGTCGTTCATCAAGACTGCCGTGTTTACGGTTCTGGTGGTTGCCGTTTTTTCACGGTTGTACTTCCGGGTCCGTGATCGGATGCGTCAACGGCGTGGTGTGATCGACATAGAGGCTCGTTAGTCAGGCTATTGATCTCCTGAAGTCATTACGGAGATCAACATGGCAACCCCTCATCTTGGCGAGCGTGCCCCCGGCGTCAGTGAGTTTATCCTGGCGAATCGTCCTGGAGTCGCCGCGTACCGCTTCGGGGCGGCGAACACGTTGAATGTGGCCTTTGCTGGTGTGACGACGATGTTCGACGTGCCCAGCGGGGCGACCTTTCGATCCCCGACCCTTCGCCGCAGTTCCCTGAGTCGTGTTGGGCAGGTTTACCGTGGCTCGACCGTCGCTCATGTAGACTTCACGGATTACGCCGCTGCCACGATTCACGGGGATACGGGGATCAACTTCGTCCGTGTGAGTGAGATTGACTCCACGGGTGCAGTTCTCAACGTGGGTCCGATCTTGGTAGTGCCCCCCGCCGACTTTTTCACGTCGCCTCATCGGACCCTCACATTGTCGGGCACGACGCCCAACGTGGCCCCGGCCAGCACAGGACTGCCTCCAACGGGCTCGATGGTGATTGTGTTGCCCCGGATGTGTGATGATCTCCGCATCTACAACGATGGTGGTGGTGCCTCGATCTTTGTTTCCTTGGGTGCCGGGGTTCCTGAGATCGAGGTTCCGACTGGGACCAACATCACTCCAATGATCCTGGCCTTTGGCGGCACAGCCATTTACCTGCGCAGTGGTGCAGCCGTGCCTTTTCGACTTACCGCGTCGGTAATCAGCGGTCTTCGATAATCATTCAATAAGGCTCTTCTAAAAGAGAGTCCAACCTTCCTGTTAGGAGTACCAAAATGGCAAACGAAGTCTACATCTGCCGTGTTCGCACCGATCTTCCCGAGGGTCTGTTGCAGATCACCGATCTCAAGCCGAATACCTCGCGTCGGAGTTTCCCCTACGAGAAGGCTGGTCAGTCGGGCTACCTCGGTCAGCGCGTCGAGAACGACACTCTGGCTGCTCTTGCCGCCAACGCAACCACCGCTGAGTACATGGGGCTGGCTGCATACCTTATCGATCATGTCATCGACCAAGTTTCCGGCGTGACCATCACCGTCACCGTCGCGAACGCCGCTGCCATTGCTTTCATCGCTCAGGCTGATGCGGGCGGGAACATCGACATCAACGGTGCGATGGTCACCGCTGGTGGAGCAGGCGCAGGCACCACCCTGACCAACGCCGCTGGCAGCAACGGCTCTCTCACTGAGGTTCTGAAGATCCTCGCTGGTGGATCCTACACGCTTCCTTCGGGCTCTGTTGTGGGTGGGCTCGCTGCTCCCCTCAACGGTGGTTCCTTCAACGATGCTGGCTACCGTCAGATCTACGCCAGTGGCTCTGTGAACCTGTCTCTGGGCTACGGTGATCTCGCGACCTACTCTGCCGCGACCTTCACCTACAGTGGTGTTGCTGGTGCTGCGGTTTCCGTGTACGACGCCTCTGGAGTCGCCCTCTAATCAGAGCGGGTCCGACTCTCAACTCTCAAGGCTCCGGGTAAGATCACACTTACCCGGAGCCTTTTTATGTCTTCTTCTTACTACCGCACCAAGGATCTCTACTACGCGGCTTTCCTACAGGTGGCTGGAGTGCCTTTCAAGGGTGCCCTTCGTGAAGGCCCCCAGGTGTACTTTCTGTTTGAGGATCTCGGAGAGGGTTCGGTACCGTATCTGAAGAAGTCGTATTTTTCAGGCACCGGGAAGGTTTCCGCCATGTCCTTTGTGCAGGCTATCCGTGCAATGAAGACCTTGATCCATACCACTTGAATAAGGGGGTTCGGGTCAACTCCTTTTCGGTACGTGGCGCACATGGCATCTCCCCTGTTCCTCGTGGAAGGACTTTTCGATCAGTTACTCGTCCACACCGACACCGGTCAGGTCTGTTTGCAGACCGAACTCTCGGGATGGGTGGGCAAGAAGGTGGAGGCACACCTTCACCATCTACCCCTTGATCCTGCTGACCCCTCTTTGCCGGGGGGTGGTTCTTGTATGTGGAACGGATACTGCCCGCACGGGCATCAGGAGAATCCCGGTTGGCTCTTCCATCAACAAGTTGATGGAGTTCTGGCGTGGAATCCCCCACAGGTCGGGGATGACCTTTTGGGGTTGGGCGTCATGTCAGGTCATCGAGGTCGTCTTTTCGTCCTTGATTTAGATTTTCTTCAGGCTCCCCCTCATGGTGAGTCAGTCGGTGGGTTGATGCAGGAGGCGGCAGACATGTCGGCTCTCTTACAGCGGCTTCGGAAGGTGGTACGATGAGTTCAGAAGAGTGCAGTGGTCGCGTTTCACGAGTGCTTTACCAAAGCCAGTCCTTCCATGTGCTGAAGTTTATCCCGGACGGTAAAAACCACCCCGTGACCGTGGAGGGTCACTTTCCGGGTCAGCAGGTTCGGATTGGATCCTGGTTGGCTTTTGAGGCTGTGTGGAAGAAGCACCCGAAATACGGCAAACAGTTGAGCGTGACTCGTAGCCCGATCACCGTCTCCAACTGGACGGATGACCGGGTTTTGTCCGCATTGTCCGCTCACAATGTCGGTCCTCAGATTCGGGGCCTCCTCAAGATCCTCGCCGGGTACAAGGGTCTGTCTTTGAAAGACCTTCTGGATTCCGGTGATCTTCAAGGGGGCGTCCTCGACCCCGACACACAGAACCACGTCCTGAGTCGTTGGGGAGTTCTTCGAACTCATCTTGACGCGGCTCAGTTCTTGTCCGACGCGGGGCTCCGACCAAAGGTGATCAGTAAGGTCTGGTCCGTGCTCGGGGAGGAACTGGAAGAGAAGGTGACCTCAGATCCATGGATTCTGGTCCGGGTTGCTGGTGTCTCCTTCAAGGAAGCCGATGAAGTAGCCCTTCGTCTGGGTGTGCCTTTGGATAATCCCGGTCGTGTTCAAGGCGCGGTGCTGACCGCTGTTCAGCAGGTTGCCAAAGAGGGTCATATCTATGCCCTGACGGGACAGGTGGTCCAGCACATCAAGAGGATGCTTCCCGGAGCGGTGGTTACTTCAGACGTGGCTGCTGGGATCAAGACTCTGATTTCAGAGCGCCAACTTGTCGCCAAGCGCGAATATGAGGGTGGACCCATCGCGTTGTATGAGCCGTGGGTTGCACAGATGGAGACGGCTTGTGCCCAGACCTTGTATGAGAGGTCCATGAGCAAGGGCACCGGAGTTCCCCGTGCTCAGGCAGAGCATGAGTTGGAGAAGTGGGCTGAAGGTCGGCAGGTTTCTTTGGCCGACGCGCAGAAGGAAGCCGCTTTGACCGCTCTTACTCAACCCATAGGCGTGATCACAGGACTCCCCGGCACGGGGAAGACGACTACGCTGCAAGCGGTGGTGAGCGTCCTCAACGATTGCCATGCCCATGTGCTTCTTGTCGCCCCCACCGGAATCGCCGCTAAACGAATGGAGGCTCTCACAGGGATGAACGCGGCAACGGTCCACAGGGCTTTCTCCGCGAAGGGTTGGGACACCGATGGGGATCGTGAGTCCACCTATGTCGGGGTGGTGGGGGGGAACACCTCTACCGGTGGTCGAGATACCCGCACGGAGGAGTGGGAGTACGGACCCCACAACCCGCATCCGGCTGATGTGGTCATTGTAGATGAGTCCTCGATGCTGGACCTGCACATGCTGTACCGGCTGTTGCAGGGAACCCGAGACACTTGTCGGATGATCTTCGTCGGGGATCCTTACCAGTTGCCGAGTGTCGGGGCTGGTGACGTGCTTCGGGACTTGGCTACTTGTGGACGGTTCGCCCACAACCATCTGCATGAGATCTTTCGTCAGAGTGACACGTCAGGAATCGTTCTCGCAGCCCATGACGTCCATGGTGGTCGGACTCCTGATCTGACACAGCCTGACTTTAAGTTGATCCCCTGTGATAACGGCGACCGGGCTGCTGAGATTATCCGCAAAATCTCAGCACGACTGTATGACCGCAGAAGCAACTTTCAGGTACTCTCTCCTCGCCATAAGGGGGATGCCGGGGTCACCTCCCTCAACGAGATCATACGGACCACGATCAACCCAGCGATGCCGGGACTTTCTGAGTGGCGTGTGTCCGGGACTCCGATTCGTGTTGGTGACCGGATCATGGTCGTCAAGAATGACTACGAGAAAGGGATCTACAATGGTGACGTGGGCAAAGTGTCTGACATCAACCACCAGACAAAGACTCTTGTGATTCGGATTTTTGGGATGCCGGGTCAACCACAACAAGAGGTCCGGTATGACTTGACGAAGGGTGTTCCTGCGATCCGCCTTGCGTATGCTCAGACGGTCCACAAGTCTCAGGGTCAGGAGTACGATGTAATTGTAGTTCCGGTGCTTCGCTCTTTCGGTAGGCAGTTGCAGAGGAACTTGCTCTACACCGCGATCACTCGTGCGAAGAAGCGCGTGTTTTTGGTCGGTGAGGCCAGCGCCGTCACCCGAGCAGTTCAGAATGACCGTGCGGATCAGCGGAACACGCTGCTGGCAGACCGGATCCGGGAATTGATGGAGTCCGGGGGGGTTGGCAACCACGTAGACCCGGTACTCTAAAGCAACCCCCTGGATTGGGGGTGGGACAAAAAAGAGGCTTCAAAGATGGCTGTGGATCAAGATCGGTTGGATCAGTTGAGAGAGGTGGTCACAACCACCCGGAGCAAAATGCGTGTGACCAAGATCACCGCAACCCGTTCGGTCAAGACCCGTAAGGGTGACTTTTTTTGCGGTATGACTGCTGCCTGGGACACCTTTCAAGATGATTCCGGTGGTCGTGGTGATCATCCCATGGATGCGGTCGAGGGATCCTTCAACTCAATGAGCATTGAGGAGTCCCAGGTGGCCCAGACGCTTCTTTCAATGGAGGCTGCGCTGGGGGCGTGGCGCGCTGCTCTGTCCGAAGGTGTGATATCCATGGCCGAATATGATGCCAAGACCAAGGTCGTGAAGAGAAACACGCTGGCCCACTTGTCTCGGATCATTCCTGTGGATGAAGCACGAGCCAAAGTCGCTGCGGCATAAGGAGTCACTATGACGGTTGAAGAAGCAACGCTTCCTGAGATCACAACGGAATCGGTAGATGCCGTGTTCGCCCTGCTCTCCCGTATGGAGGTTCATCTTGACCCGAACCCCTTGGAGTTCGGGCCTCAGAGGTTGAACGGCAAGATCGCTGCGGCACGCGGTCTACTTACAGAGTGTGAGGGTGTCTTCCTCAAGGTGAGTCACTGGCTCCAGAAGTACCGGGCGGCGATTCGAACCCAAGGGGTTGAACTGGAAATTGGGAAGAAGCATCTTCTCGCGAACGACCCCGAAGTACGCTCGGGGCGGAACGTCGCAGATCGTGATGCCCTTGCAACGATGAAGTTGCGGGATCAGGTTCGTGCCTTCTCTGTGATGGAGCAGACGCAATCTGATCTGGAAGCCATGCTCACCGTGATCAAAGCAAAGAGGTCAGATCTCAAGGACGTACAGGGTCGAATTCGGGATCAGATCAAACTCTGCCAGGAAGAAATCGGACTGGGTGGACGTTGGGGAAAGGTTAAGCCGCGACCCCTTCCTGACCTGGATGCCTCCCCCAACCCTGAGAAGAAGACCCTCAACGACCTGCACAAGATGTTTCAGGGTACGGACACGCAGGATCCCAAGGCTCCTGCTGTGGGCGTTTCTGTTCCGAGTACAGAGACACCCGATGTTTTTGTGACTCAGGACGATGAGGCAGATGAGTTCTTGAACGCAATCGTGCCCCCAATACAGGCCACGTCCGCACTGACCCCGATTGAGGATCTGCTTGACGGGTTGGATCTCTAAAAAAGTTCCCATGGGGGGGGCTCATTCTCCCCCCACTCGGTAGAAGTAATCAGGCGCACTTCAACAACACCGCTTAACAAGCACTGACTAAAAACCGCGCCTTCCTGGAGAAGAGAAAATGAGTGATGGATTTATGGATTTCACCTTCGGCAGTGGTGACGCCACCGTCGGGGGCGGGAATAGCAAGCGGTTCAAGGCTGAGAAGGATCGCACCTACCGCACTACCCTCGTGTGGTTCACCGACTACAAGGAGGATGGCACGATTGGCGAGGACGCCAACGTCGCCTTCACTGGCTGTGAGCGGCTCTACAAGCAGGGGGTCGGGTACGTTCTGATCAACAACAGCAACCGTCAGGCGATGCTTGACCTGCTTGGAGGTAAGCCCAAGCAGCAGGTCGCTACCGTGATCTGCGTGTGGCCGACGGATCGCGATGGGGAACTCGACATCCACGAGTACAAGAAGGGCAAGGGCTGGAAGGTTCAGCCCTGGACGTTCTCTCCGGACAAGTACCACACTATCGGCAAGAACAACAAGCGGTTCCCCCTCATCAGGCATGATCTGAGTCTGTCCTGCACGGACGCTCAGTTCCAGAAGATGACCTTCACCCCTGAAGGTGAGAACCTCCTTCTCAAGTACCTCAACGCGAAGGACGCGGGTCTCCGCAAGGCGGGTCTGGACATCATTGCTCAGGCTCGACAGATCTCCAAGGGTCTGAAGCGTGATCTGGCTCGTGACCTGTCGGTGTCGGAGGTTCGTGAGAAGTTGGGTGAGGACGCTCCCTCCCCCACGGGATCCCACACCTCAGAAAACGTGGATGCTCTGCTGGACGACGTGCTGTAAGGGCTTCGCGTCTTGACACGTTGCCTCTTGTGGATCCCCTTCCACAAGAGGCTTTTTTACGAGGTGTAGATGAGAATACTTGGTCTTGATCCCTCTTTGTCCAACTACGGTTGGGCTTTACATGACAACTCGTTCCCCGTGGGTGACCCTCGTCGGTGCGTTGCCCGAGGTCGATTCCAAACCAAGTCTCGCATGGAGTTCGTCACCCGCTACATGACCATGCGGGAATCCCTCCGTGCCTTGATCCAGGAGCATCAGCCCGACAAGGTGGGGGTCGAGTACCCGATCATGAACGCCATGTATTCGGAGGGCATGTGGGGTCTGTTCCTGTACACCTGTGAGGCTCTTCGTTCTGAGCACATGGACGCGGTGTTCTGGTCACCCCTGCAAGCCAAGGCCCATGCCCGCGACACCCTCGACCGACCAAAGGGTTGGAAGATGGACAAAGTGGATATGGTGGAAGCCTCAAAGAAGGACGCGGGATCAGGACGGTGGAACCACAACGAAGCAGATGCTTACCTCGTTGCTGTTCTGTCCGGTCGTTTCTGGGAGTTTTACACGGGGGGGCTCAAAGAGGGGGGGCTAACTCCGACTGAAAACCGCTATTTTACAGCAGTCCATACTTACCAGAGAGGTAAGAAGGCTGGGAAGACAATCAAGAAGGGTGTCATCTTTCGTGAGGATGAACGCTTCTTTAGATGGTCCTTGTTGAAGGACCAGGGAGACGTGGATGCCGAGAAAAAGTAAGGGTGAAAACTCAAAGTCGCTCACCAATTCAGCAAGCCCTTTGGCAGCGGTTCGGGGATACCTGACCAAGAAGAAGGGGAAGGAGTTTACCGATATTCGTGTGGTTCTCGATGACGAGCAACTGAAGGAGTCCCTTCCTCATGTGACCACAGGAGCCGACGTGGTAGATCACCTGATCGGAGGCACCCCCAACTCATTCGGTGTCGCACCGTGTCCAGGCTGGCCTCGTGGCCGCGTGGCCCAGGTGTGGGGCCATGAGTCAGCAGGCAAGACGACTCTTTGTCTGGAGACTGTCGCGGCTGTCTGTCAGGCTGGTGGTACGGCAGTCTACATCGACTGGGAGAACGACATCGTCCCGGACTACGCAGCCGCTCTGGGGATTCCCGTCACGGATCAGGATCGCTTTGAGTTGCTTCAGCCCGAAACCTTGGAGGATGGGATCAAGTACGCGATGGCATACGCCACGGCAGGCGTTGACGTGATCGTGTTCGACTCCGTGGGAGCCGCTGTTCCACGCCGGATCGCAGAGCGGGATGCCCTCGACGTGGCCGAGCAGGCGAAGGTCGCAGAACTCCAGTCTGTGTGGTCACAGGAGTTGCCGAACTTGAAGAAGGTGATCGCCAAGAGCGGGACTGCGATCATTGGGATCAGTCAGATCCGTTCCACGCTGGCTACGATGCCGGGAGCCAAGACCACGAAGCCTCAAGGTGGTAACGCCTGGAAGTTCTACGCCAGTGTCCGTCTGGAACTGCGGCGGGTGAAGAATGAAAAGGCCAAGGAGCACAACGCTATCACCCACAAGTCCGAGGAACGAGTGGTCGGCGGGATCATCAAGGTCAAGGCCGTCAAGTGCAAGTTGTCCCGCTCACAGGGTCGCGAAGAGGTCTTCTATATCAGGTGGGGTGAGGGGATCGACAACGTGCGGACGATCATTGAGGTTGCCAAGGCCCACGGGGTCATCAAGGGCTCTGCTTGGATGACCTGGGAGGATTGCCCCGGTGGACCGCTCAAGGTGCAGGGCAAGGAAAAGTTGCGGAAGCACTTTATGGAAAACGAAGATCACTATCTTGCTCTCCGTGACCGTGTAGTCCCTCTGTTCGGTGCTGGTGCGGCAGACGCCTATGTAGACGAAGACGAAGATGGCGATGGTGTCGCCCTTCCGGCTACGAACGCGGATCTGGATGCTCTGTTCGATGAGATGGAGAAGGGTGATTCTGGTGAGGGCGCGGAAGAGAAGCCGGGTTGAAATTTAAAGGGGGGTGCTTCACCCCCCTCTTCGGTACGGTGATCACCGGGGGTGTTGCGTGGGTTTTCAAGTGAGGGTTCAAAACTTCCAGAGCATTCTGGATCAGGCTCTTAGTATTGACGGGTTGACCGTCATCACGGGGACCAACAACTCGGGCAAGACCGCTGTGATGAGGGCGATCCGGGGAGTGTTTACCAACGCTCCTGCGGGTGCTCTTGTTCGTCATGGGTGCGCCCATCTTACCGTGACCTTGACCTTCCATGACGGCACCACGCTCAAGTGGGAGAAGGGGTGGGAGAAGCCCGGTAAAAAAGGCAAGACGATCAACCAGTACACGATCAACGGCAAGAAGATCGGAACCGTGGGTCGAGGAGTCCCTCCAGAGGTTGAGGCTTTGGGTGTCCGTTCGGTTCAAGCGGCATCCGCGTCCGTGTGGCCTCAGATCGCAAATCAGTTTGGTGGGGCTCTGTTCTTGGTGGACCGTCCGGGTTCAGCCGTGGCAGAAGCCCTTTCGGATGTCGAGCGTGTCGGGAAGTTGACTTCGGCTCTTAAATCTTCAGAGAAGGACCGGAGATCCGCCAACGCTGAGTTGAAGGTGCGTCGGAAGGATGTCTCCTCCTACAAGGAGGAGGTGTCCCGGTATGACGGTCTTGATCCCGTGGCGGATCAAATCACGGGTCTACAGGCGGTTCTGGATCAGTTGGCAGCACAGGAGCACCGTCTTGAGGAGGCCCGGAGACTGCGTGTTCGACACCAGCATGCGCAACATGAGGCGTGGCTGCTGGAGGGCTTTGACCCTTCCGTGATCCCTTCCTCTGATCAGGTGACTCGGATCATGCGTGCCCTCCAAGTAATTCGGGGGTTTCACGACAGGCATACAGAGGAGGAGAAGAAAGTGCAGCAGTTTTCAGGTTTTGAGGCGCATACCCCCCCAAGCGGTCAGATGATCACTGCTTTGGCGAGCCAGATATCCGCGCTCCAGGGTCTGGTGAAACTAAGGAAGGGTGCCTTTGAAGAGGTGTCCTTTTATATAGACCTTCCCGTGGCACCACTCCCCGGTGATGACCGTCTTCGGAAGATCACGAAGGTCATGGCACAGGTGTCTGAACTTCGGGACAGGCACATCAAAGCCCTTGCCTTGACCCAAGAAGTCACCTTCGCGCAAGAATGTTCGATCCGTGATCTGGCTCAGGCACAGGATCAGGTCAAAGACCTTTTGGGACATCTGGGTGTGTGCCCTACTTGCAACACCCTCCATGAAGGGGATCTCGCGTGAACAACAGCAGCATCGCTTTTGAAAAATCCAAACTGACAGGTCCGGAGAAGCGGTCTCGGGTCTACCGTTTCCTACTCTCCAAAGGGGAGCACGGAGCAACTGACGACGAAGTGATCAATGCGGGGCTGATCCCCCATCAGTCGATGGGTGGAACTCGGCTGGAGTTGATGCGGTTGGGTGCCCTGGTCAAAACAGGGGTGAAGCGGGAAACCGTTACAGGTAGCCCCGCTTCGGTGTATCGGGCAGTTCCCGGTGTAGATGTGCTTCAGGCCCCCCTGAAGACTGAGCGAGATCGGTTGCTCACGGCTGCACGGAAGAAGGTCAAAGAAATGACTCTCTCTGAACTCCGTTCGTTCGTCGGAACCCCTGAAAAGAAGACGAGTACGCGGCAAGATTACACCTACGACGAGAGTGAATTCTTGTATTCGTTTCTGGAATAAGGGGGTCCGGGGCTTGCTTCTACCCGGTACAGAAAAGTAGGAGGAGCACATGTCCCGTACCCCAAACCGTGTCCGCATTTACGACTACATTATTTCCCGTGGGAAGCAGGGTGCCACGGATGAGGAGACAGAGGAAGCACTCAGTTTGTCTCACCAGACTGTGAGTGCTGTTCGTGGTGAACTCAGCCGCATGAACGCATTGGTGGACACCTGTGAGTGCCGCCTGACCCGAACCGGCAACAAGGCGACCGTCCGGGTTGCTGTAGTAGGGGTGGACGTCAGTAAGCGTCCACCGAAGTCTCTGGTTGACCTGAAGGGTCAGTGGATCCGAAGCGCGATGAAAGAAGTGGGGGAGTCCACCCTCGACAAGATCATCATGGTCTTGCGCCGGGATCTGGGTATTCCCGATGATGAGGGGCAGGCGGACACGTTGTCGTTTTTTGGGGTGGACCACCAGTGAAGCCCTAAACCCCTGGAAATTTCCAGGAAATTTCTTTTGGAAATTTCCATATGGAAATTCCAAGTGCCATACAACCTCCCTTTTGCTCGTTTTTTGGGTGGCACGTCCCGTGCAATAGATGGGGGTGCGCAATGCCGCGCACCTACCTCAGAGCAGGGGACGACATGGACAAGGTTTACAAAAACGCGGGATACACCGTCATTCGGGTTGAGGGCTCTATCCTTCAACCTCAGAGTCAAGATTATCTCGACGTGCAGCGCGAGGGAACGGGTCGCTGGGTTCGGCGTGACATCGGAGCGTGGCACTGCGCGTGCTCGACGGAGGGCGTGGGCAGGTTGCATCTCAAAGAACGACCTTGCCCTGAGTGCAACGTCAAGCCGCCACGGAAAACAGAGTGATTAGGGCTACCGGGGGGTCCGTGATCCCACCGTTCCCGGTACTACAGAGCAGGAGGTTCCATGAATCAGCCAATCCGAGTCGTTTGCAGCAACCCCAACCTCTCCAGTCACGGGTTGTTCGGCACCGTTGTCGGTGGTGAGCACAGCCCCCGTGTCGAGCCGGGGAACTTGCTCGATGTCATCTGGCTCGACCATCCCGACGAGGGGTCGGACGAGATCGACGGCAGCAACCTCAAGGTGGTCACTGAGATCACCTACCAGATCGAGGTCGTGGAACGCCGTATCGACGGTGACCTCAATGAGTGAGTTTTGGATGTGGTTCACCCGCCCTCTCGCGGAGTTCGCGGGGTCAGTCGCGGCGATGATGGTCTTGTTCCTGATCGCTTTCGCGGGTCTGGTCGCTCTGTGGACGTACCACTGGGTGCGGCGCAAGATTCAATCCGCATGGTCGGGGGGTGAGAAATGAGCAGCAACCTCGATAAATACCACGACAAGGCTGAGCAGATTGAGGGGCATGTACGCGCTCTGCGAATGCGCCTCGATGCGGGACCGACCGCACGCGTCTCGGAGCACGCCCGCGCTATCGCCATGTGCTGCTGGGATCTGCTCGAATACACCGCAGAAGACGTCGGTGTTGCCACGTACAAAGCCGAAAATCGCGCAGCCGCGCGGTCGGGGGGTGACCTGTGAGCCGCCGATCCGATGCGCTGTTCGCCTTGATCGCGGCGAAAGGTGCCCTTGACCGCGCCAAACAGAACGTCCCTGACTACACCGGGTGGCGGTACTACGACGAGCAGAACGCCTACGACGCCGCTGTCGCGGAGTACGAGGCGGCACACGCTCCAACTGCCGACGAGATCATGGACCTCTTAGTCTCGCACCTCGACACCGACGTGAAGGTGACCTTTGAGCACGGTCAGGTCTCCGTCGAGGTTGGTCTGAGGTGGTATGACAACAGCAAAAACCACAACCAGCGATTCGGGCACGACCACGACGATGACCACGACAACCAGTGTATTGGGGAGACGCCATGAGCATCAACCTCGTCTGGAGAACCGACGTTCACCTCGCTGACCGTGGCCCCTCCAGCCGTACTGACGACTGGGCCGACGCCGTGTTCGACAAGTTGGGTCAGGTTCGTGATCTCGCCCGTGAGGTCAACGCATCTGCGATCATCGACGGCGGTGACTTCTTCCACATCAAGTCCCCTGGCCGAAACTCTCATTCTCTGGTTCACCGGACGGCAGAACACCACGCCAACTACCCTTGCCCGGTCTACTGCACACCGGGGAACCACGACGCCGTGTACGGCGATTACTCGTTCCTTCCTCAGCAGCCTTTGGGCGTCCTGTACTCCACTGGAGTCTACAAGCGGCTCTACGACGAGCATGAGGCTGTGTTCATCGTTCCGAGTGACCGTCACCCCGAACACTTGTCAGAGTCGATGGGGTTCACCGTCCGTGTGGTCGGCATCCCGTACCACGGCACCACCTACGACATGGAGCGGTTCACAAGCATTGAGAAGGGCGACGAGGACATCTTGATCTGTGTGGCCCATGTGCTCGCCTCCCACAAGGGCGGCACCATGTTTGAGGGGGAGGACATCATCAAGTACGCCGACCTCGTGGACACGGCTCCCGACGTGTACCTGTTCGGCCACTGGCACAAGGATCAGGGCGTCGAGGAGATCGGCGGCAAGCAGTTCGTGAACATCGGGAGCCTGACTCGGGGATCACTCTCGCAGGACAACATGGACAGGATTCCGTCTGCGGCGGTGCTCCGCTGCACCGAGAAGGGCGTAGAGATCGAGGTTGTACCGCTCAACGTCCGTCCCGCCGAGGAGGTCTTCGATGTGGAGGGACGCCAGCGTCAGGTCAAGCGGCAAGTGGAGATGGATTCGTTCGTCACCGCGATCCGCGATGCGCTCCAGCCTGCGAAGGAAGGAGAGACACTGGCCGAAGCCGTGACGGGTATGGGTGACGTTCCCAACGAGATCCGTGAGAGGGCTCTCTCCTACTTGGAGGGCGCGTGAAGATCCGACTTCTGCGCGGGGATCAACTATTCGACGTAGGTGCTTCAGGGGGACTCACACCTGTGGGTACGGTGCTCCCGAAGGAGCACCCGATGAACAAATCCAGTACACTCTATTGGTCACATTTGAAGATGTACGAGGAGTGCCCTCAACAGTTCCTTTGGAGGAAAGGTTGGGATCAGATTGACCTCGGGTATGGTCCAGGCAACCCTCGACCCAACCCCTCGCAAGAGCCGAAGCACCATGCGGTGATGGGCACGGCGATCCAGTACGCCATCGAGAGAATGTACAACGATGAGTTGTACCGTGATCCCATGAATCTTCGTCGCGTGATGTTGGAGATCGGTGAGAGTGAGTTCTGCCGTCAAGAGTCCAAGTCACGGAATCGGATGGACTACGACAAGATCCACAACCTGACTCGTTCGGAGATGCTCCAGACGGTCCGGGAAGGTATCTCGGGATACCTGACGACGATGAAGGCACATCGGTTCTTGGGTCCATATGCAAAGTCCGAGATCGACATACGCGGCTGGATCGATAAGTGGAACCCCATCGCAGGACGTGTCGATATGCTGATCCGTCGGGATGACAGCGGGATCACGATTCTTGACGGGAAGAACACCAAGCACAAGATGAAGTACACGGATCCCGATCAACTGCTGTGGTACGCGCTGCTGTTCAAACTGGCGTACCGAAAGATGCCTGATCGCTTGGGCTTCGTGTGGTTTCGTTTTCCTCACGGGATGGTGTCTCAGGATGATCAGGGCAATGAGGTCACGGAGTCGGGGGTTGAGTGGGTCGAGTTCAAGGAAGAGGATCTTCGGCTCGTGGCTCAGCGTGCTCTGGACGCCAAGAAGGGCATGTGGAAAGAGAAGTTTGCAGCGACTCCGAAGCCTAAGATTTGTCGGTTCTGTGATTACGAGAGTATCTGTAAGGAGCGTCAGAAGCAGCGTGCAGCCAACGCAGCGAAGCGCGGCCCCCGTCGTTCGAAGAACTTGGATGTGATCACCAACTCAGATGGTTTCAGTGATTTTTCCCTCTGATTAGGGGGTCGTTTCACGGGCGTTCTGCGTATAAGAAAGCATGGAGGTGCCCGTGGTAAAGGACGATCTTGACCAGCGGTTGCAGGTAGCCCTTGCCTTGCGTGACCGGCTTTCCCAGGAGGCCCAGCGGATTGCAGGGCGTAAAGAAGCCGCTGAGAAAACCCTGAAAAAAGTTGAGGCTGAGATCCGAGAGCGTAAGTTGGATCCCGCCACTCTTGATCAGACACTCTCAACCCTTGAGACCGCATACGCTCAGGAGGTTTCTTCTTTTGAGGAAGCCGTGAAGAAGGCTCAAAAAGCCTTATCCCCCTACATGGAGATTCTGTGAACATCGAAGTTGCAAAAAGTGATCTGGTAGCCGCCCTCAAGGTGGTTTCCCTTACCGTGGGTTCCGGCTCAGACCTGTCCTCACACTACCTCTTTCGGGTCCATGACGGGACAACACAGGTGTTGTCTTACAACATGCGTGTTTTCTCTCTCTCCCCGATGATCTCCAACACACAGGGGAATGAGGGTGATGCGTTCACCGTTGAGGCATGGCGTTTGGACAAGTGGGTTTCATCCGTTGGCGATGGTGTTCTTACGTTGATGTGCGACACGAAGGGTGAGGTGATCGCGAAGGGTCCGCGAAGCCGCATCAAGTTGCGCAGCCTCGATGCCTCCCGGTTTCCTTTTTGGGATGGGCTCATGGGTGGTGCAACGGACACGGGTCTTATTGATCCCAGTGTGCTGCACCGAGCGTTGAACATGACCAAGCACTTCGTGTCCTCGGACGAAACCAACCGCCCTGAGTTGTGTCAGGCGGAAGCCATTGAGGGCTCTCTCAAGGCGACGAACCGTGGAGCGGTTTCCGACGTCCTGATCCGTGACCTTCCGGTGTCCCTCCGTATTCTGGGGAAGGATATCTCCACGGTGTTGAAGTTCCTGAGCGACAAGACGACTCTGGAGGGCAAGATCTCGATCCGAGAGGCAACTCGTCCCGATGGTTCGGGTGGTGGTTCCGCCGTGGTCTTCCATCGTCCCGACCGCTCCTATGTGGGGGTCAGTCGCCCGGTCACACCGCTGCCTGCTCTCACCTTGGACATCGAGAGTGAGAGCAGCGTGTCCGTGTCTTTGAACATTGAAGAGTTCATGGGCGCGATTGACGTTCTTTTGGCGTCGGCTCCGAAGGGTCATGGGGCTGTGACTTTCTCCAGTCAGCAGGGTGGCTTGGTCCTGTCCATGCCCTCAGAGGCGGGCGGGCACGACGAGTACCCGATGATTCTGTCCTCGGAGTCCGGTCTGGAAGACCAGACCTTTACCTTGGACTACTCCTACCTCAAGACGTTGGCTGATCTTCTCAGCCTGGAGACTTTGACGCTGGGTGTTCATCAGCGTGGGCGCGGGGGGTATGTTTCATTCTTCCACGACGAGGGGTCTGAGGATGATGCTGATTATTCTGGCAACCGCTACTACACCGTAATTCTGTGGCGAAACTGAATCAGGCATACCAGAGTTTGGTCAAAGACCTTGATCATATCGAAGTCTTGCGGGGGTCGGCACAAGCCGCACTTCGCAAGGCTGAGGTGCAGGTCTGTACTCTGGAGGCAGAGGTGGAAGTGCTGGAGCGGGTTGCAGATCTGTTCCGCCTTTTGATTGACCGTGAAGTCATCGACAACGCGAGGACTGTTGAGAGCCTTCTTACCGAGGGCTTGCAGGCAGTCTTTGATGACCTCGACTTGTCGGTGCGCTCTGAGGTCGAGGTTCAGCGGGGCAAAGTCGCCGTGGATCTGATCACGGTTCAAAAGCACTCAGACGGCTCCGTGACGGAGGGCTCAAGCATTGATGCCTACGGTGGATCTGTAGCCACCGTGGAGTCGGTGCTGCTCCGCATCGTAGTCTTGAACAGACGGGGGCTTCGCCCCATGCTGCTGTTGGATGAATCCCTCGCGGCAGTTGCGGATCACTATGTCCCGCGAGTGGGGCAATTCTTGTCTCTTTTGTCTGAGCGTATGGGCCTGGACGTTCTCGCCGTGTCTCACAATCCCGCGTTGGTTGAGGCTTCTACTACAGCCTACAGGATCACCAACACGGCTGGTGTCGCCTCTTTCCGTAAGGTAGGGAGGGCACTGTGAAGTCCGAGGGTGAGATCCGACGCAAGATCAAGCAGGCGCAGTTCCGCCATGTGAAGCGTGTGTTGTGTAGTCGGTTCCCGACCGGTGAGGTTTGGCCGAAAGATGAGGTAGATCGGATCAAGGGCAAGTACCGTGAGTTTTTTTCCAGTTCTCCCGTCCATGTTATCGCCAAGGACTTCCCCGACGTGGCAGCACTCATGTGGGCTTTGGGAGAGCAACCTAATCAGCCTGTTGTGGTCACCCCTCCTGATGGATGGCTTGTTGGTCGCATGGGTGGAGTCATGCTGTGGGCTGACTCGGAGGAGGAAGCCAACGTGGCACGGGATTTGATCGATAAAATCGTGGAAGCCGCCACACGCGAGCCAGAACCCTCGGAACCCATGACCCCCCAGGAAGGCAAGGGGCGCACCTTGGTGAAGAGCGGGGTCACTGTGGTTCCCGTTCTCACCCCGGAGATGCCTTTGGTCAAGAAGTCATGGTGGCAGAGGTTGTTCAGATGAACTCGCACTTGCTTTCCTTGATCGAATACCCAATCAAGAATCGTCCTGTGATGCTGGACCGTGTTCCCGCCCCTGAGAACCCTGACGCTGGACCCTTTTTGGTGTCCTCCAGCAAGTCTGTGGTGTGGGTGCCCCGTGCATTCCCCGGCGGCTTTTTGCGTGTCGCGGTGCGCAACGTAAATCTGGACACTCTCTCAAGGGAGGTTGTCAACGCTGTGGTTGGGGCGGGTGAGGAACATCAGTGGGGGAATGTTCAACCCGCCACGAAGTCCGGAGTCATTGAGGGGATGGCTCATCTACACTACTACGGGTTGACTACAACCTGTCTGCTGTATGGGGGAGCCTTTGACATCTCAATAGCCCCTGATTTGTCACGGAGTCCCGTAGGGTGGCTTCCTCCGACATGGGCTGTGTTGGTCCCTTCTCGGGAATATGTAGGCACGGCTTACTTGTTTGGGGAAGGGTATGCGGGTGCTCTGGTTCACAACCCTTCAAGGGGCATGGTGGTTTTGAAAGGATGAAGTATCTACACGAGGTTGGACCCGGCATTTATCACCTTGATCACCGGCTGACCCCAGAGGTCAAGGCAATGATGGCCTCCATGGCTTCTCGTCTTCCTGCTGGTGGGATCAAGGCGAGGTACGCCCAGGTAGTCGAAGCCGTTTACGAGGGGCTCTGTGCAGATGCGGGTCACTTCGGGGTTGGTGGAGTAGAGCAGGCTGAAGATCGGTTGACGACTTACCCTCTCCATCCCCGCGTCCAGTCCTTCTTCGACAAATTCGTGGGCATGTACGGGCACTCCAGCATCCAAGAGCAGACGGGAGATCCCGCAGTCTATATCGAGGGGATCTCTTGGTACACCGCGTGGCTGTTGTTCGACTCACCCTTGGTGAAGGGTCAGGAGTTCAGTACCCGTGCCGTCCGCCACAAAGATTGGCCGATGGCTCGCGAGTGTGCGGGGGGAGACTTCACTGAGTTGCACCAAGGGTGGATGGAGATTTTCAACGCTGAGGTTGATTGGTGGCGGGATTATTTCTCGGAATCCAAGAACAGGGAGGCACACGGGATCTCGGACAAGGAACCTTTTCGTCCCGCACTGGATCGGGCTCGGTGGGCACTTCCGGGCACGGTTTCCACGGGTGCGTGTTTCACCTCTGATCTCAGGGAGAGATCACGGGTTCTCCGATACGGCTATGCTCTGAGTCCGCCTCAGCCTGTGTGGCACGAAATCATTGAAGGCTACAAGAAGTCCACTCCTGGAATTGCGTGTCATGCACTGAATGACGTTGTGGCAGAGGGTCCAACCCCGGCTCATTGGGGGGCAATGTTTTCCCCTTTGACCAAGATGCGAGAAGCCGTCAGCGTACATGTCCTGTCGGGGTCAGCCTACAATGATATGTGGGTCAGCCCCCCTGAGAGGTCGCGTGCGCGGCAGTACCACGACCCGTGGCGTAACCGCGACACCCGCGTACACCTTCGTCTGGAGTGTTCCCTGGCGGCGGCACGGGACTGGCACCGACATCGGACGATGTATCCAATGGACCTGGGTGTTGTGGTCACCGCACGGGACAAGGGGAACTTGACCCTGGCTGACGGCTATGGGCCGAGGTCAGAGACGGCCCGCCATAGATCTGGGGATTTATGGCGGCTCAGCACCGAAAAATACTATCAGTATCTCAAGGCTCGGGATACCCAGAGAGCAGCGTTGGCGTTGCCCTTTGGTACACGGGTGCGCCTCTCTGGTGTCGGCGGATACCGGGACGTGATCTACGCCCTTGAACTCCGTGCCAACGCACATGGGGCGAACTTTGAATACCAGGGGCACGCCAAGACTGCCCTGGATCTGCTGGGAGTGTCGCGTGCGGTTTAGGATGCCTTGTCCAAAGTGCAGGGGTTTGAATACAGGGTTCCATGAGAACACTATGCGGGTTGCGTATCCCATGAACGTCACGTTCCAGTGCGTGTCCTGTGGGTTGCAGAAGATCGGGGAGCCTGCGGTTGAACTGGCTCGCAAAGCGATACAGCAGAAGAAGGCGTTTGAGGAGGCACTGGAAGTAGACCGTGCGCGACGTGAGCAGGAACGGCGTGAACGTGAACACGCCGCTGAGGAAGCGCGGCAAGAGGAGATCAGGCGTGCGGTTGAGGCAGCACGGCAAGAGGAGATCAGGCGGCAGGAGGAACTGATTGTTCTGTCTGGTCGATGTGCTTGGGAAAGTTGCCTGAAGAGCGCCCGACACAACTCCAAATACTGCTCTCGCACCTGTTCCAACAAAAATGCACGGCATCGCCATAGGCAGAGAAAGAAGGGGGTCGGGATTCCCTTCCCTTGAGTAATACAGGGTATGCGTGAATGGTTGACCCACTCCCTGCTCCAAGCCTCCTCAGCCTTGACGGAAGAGGCAGAGGGCTACCTCCTTGGTAGGGGGATTCCCTTTCCCTTGCTGCGCGAAATGGGTGTGGGCTTATGGGAGGGTTCAGAGGAACCCTGTCCCGATCCCCTTTTCACGGAAAGACATGGGGATCACGGTCAACGAAATATGGGGTGGCTTTCCTTTCCTCTGTGGTCACCACGGGGTCGGGTAGTCGGAGTGCTCTTCCGTCGGTGGGATGGGGTAAAAGAGGTCTCCAAGTTCCACCTCCCTGAAGCCTCATGGGTGCCCGTGTTTGGGGGCATGGTGCCTTCCTCGCTGTACCGGATCTGGAACGGTGCCGACGTATGGTTGGTGGAGGGGGCTTTTGACCTCGCTCTGGCACATGCCGTACCGGAGAAGGACGTGGTGTTGTCCTGTGAGGGTGCGAAAGCCACCCAATCTCAACTCCTGTTTTTACAGCGGTTCTTGGTTCCTCGGGCTCGGGTTAATGTCGTCTTTGATATGGACGAGACGGGTCAGAAAATGGCCCATGGCTACGAGCATCCTGATACCGGGAAGCGAGTCTGGGGGGTGCATGAGAGGTTGTCCCGCATGGGGCTGAGATCTCGGGTCGTCCGGTACCGGGGAGGGAAAGACCCCGGTGAGATATGGGAAGACGGGGGTACTTCTTGGCTCCGTGAAGTTTTTCACCTGTGAGGGGGGTCAAGAACCTCCTGCTTCGGGGTATCCCTAAGCGAACAACATAGGGGGGCACATGCCTACGGCTATTTGGAAAGCAAGCACAGAAATCCATGCTCAGATGAACACTCTGATTGGTCAGTACCACCCTGATCTGGCTCTGGTCTCCAAGGAGATCGTCGTGGTCTTCCGGGAGAAGGCAGGCAAGTCAGGGGGTCAGGTCGTACTTGGGAACAGCAAGAAGGTGGCGGCTCTGGCAAACGCCATCGGGAACACCGACTACAAGTTCGTGATCGAGTTGGCGGCTGATCAGTGGGAGCATGAACTGACGAGCAGGCAGCGTGAGGCCCTGCTGGATCACCTCCTCACTGCGTGCCGGTGCGAAGAGGATCCGAAGTCAGGTGAGGTCAAGTGTACGGTCGCCAAGCCCGACATCACGGCATTTCGTGAGAACGTTGACCGGTACGGTATGTGGTTCCCGAAGCCTGACGAGAAGGACAAGGGACCGACCCCGGTGGAGCAGATGTTCGGGGCCAAGTCAGAAAGCGAGTAGGAGGTAACGTGGCTCTTGATACACGCTACCGTCCTCAGCGGTACTCGGACGTCCTTGGTCAAGAGGACTCCGTGTCGGTCCTCAAACGGTACGTTGTTGAGGGTCGCGGCTTCCACCAGTCCTACGTGTTCTGTGGTCAGCACGGCTCAGGGAAGACGACGCTGGGCAGGATTCTTGCCCGAGCGTTGTTGTGTGATGCCCCTGTAGAGGGGGAACCCTGTGACCAATGCGAGTCATGCCTGACTTTTTTGCACGGTAATCCCCATGAGTGCTTCGTGGAGATGGATGCCGCCACGAAGTCAGGAAAGTCGGACCTCGCCCAGATTGTTGAGGACACCACGTACTCAACGGTGAGTGGGAAGCAGAAGATCTACCTCCTGGATGAGTCGCATAGGCTCTCCAAGCAGGCGTTGGACATCCTCTTAAAGCCGATGGAGGACAACGTACCGGGCAGCGAGAACAAGCGGCTGGTGTGCATCTTCTGTACGACTGAGCCTGAGAGGATGGTGAACACGATTTTCTCCCGGTGTGCTCCCGCCTTCGTGATCCGATCTGCTCCAATGGAGCAGATCGCCGACCGCTTGGGTCACATCTGTGACCAGGAGAACATCCCCCATGAACGGGACGCTCTCATGCTGGTCGCGGAGCAATCGGGATCCCATATCAGGGACGCGATCAAGATGGTGGAGAGCGTTTCCATGATGGGTGGTTTGACGCAGGCAAACACGTCCAAGCATCTCCATCTGGGTTCAAACCATCAGGTGTTGGACTTGATCTCGGCACTGGGTCAGGATCTCCCTTCTGCGATCCAGGCAGCGGAAGATCTTGCACGTACAATGAGCCCTTCCGCCGCGTATAGTCGGTTGGCTGAGGCGGCACTGTTGATCTACCGCGTTCATCTGGGTGTTGGACGGGTACCCCTCAAGTGGGATCAAAAGCGAATCACTGCGATGGCTGAGCGTGGGGAAAAGATTCTCAATGTGGCACAGAGGTATGCTGCTCCCCCGCATAGGCCGACCGGGCATACTTTGATGCTGGACACGGCATCTGCACACCACTTGTTCAATGTAGTTTCACAGGGCGTAGATCAAGCCCTTGTGGTTGAGTCAAAGACAAACCCCACAAAGCAGGATCCAGTGGGTACAATCCGCCATGTTTCACCCGTACCCGTGCCTACGACATCTTCTTTGCCTCCCGCGTCCGTGTATGTGGACCCTCGTGGGATTGGTAGGGGGCCTGGAGATCGCGGCACTTCGGGTGATTCCGTACACGTTGCGGGTCTGGATGCGAGTACCTTTCGTGCCATCTTTCAGGCTTCTTTTCGGGGGAGTGTGAAGGGTGGGGGATCCAAGAGATGACGCTACATGGCTGGTTCTTGAACTGACTCCTTTAGGCGAGTCCGCGATGAACTCGGGCGATTTAGAGAACAGTATTAGGGTGACCGCTCGCCTACCCTTTGACTGCCCCGTCTTCATACCGCGCACGTCCTATACCTTTCAAGGCACGACGGTTTCGTTCACCGCGCTTGAAGGCTACGCGTTCGTCTCCTCCGGTGTGGACCAGGGATCAGTCTCACGGATTGAGGGATCTCCCTATGTGAAAAAGATCCTCTCCGCTGGAGAGGGTTTTCGACGCACCTTCAGCACAGTGTCTCAACAGCATATCAGGGATCTTCAGAGGTCTTTGAATCAGATGGTTGGTGCTGAGTTAAAAGAGGGTATGGAGGTCAAAGTTATTGACGGCGCGTTGTTAGGTGTTGTAGGTCAGGTAGTAGAAATAGACGGGGAGCATGTGTCCGTGTTGGTGACAATGCGGTCTCTTAACGTGATCAAGAACTTCCCTTCTTTTTTCCTCCACCCCACAGATAAAGCATGAACACATACTGGTGCAGTCACGTTGTCATTGACCCCTCTGACATGGAGCGTATGTTTTCCAACGAGGATGGCCTTTCTCAGTACCCTTCCTCGCATGACGAACTTTCGGAAGATTCCGCAGAAGCCATGGTGAGGGTCCGATCCGTGTTGAGTCAGATTCCTGCACGAGAGGCGGACTTCGTTGAACTGTATTACTTCAACCGTGTGCGGCAGACCGCCATTGCGCAGTTGTTCAATCTCTCTCAGCCCACGGTCTGTTACAGACTTCAGCGTGCAGCGGCACGGATCCGGTATATCTTGGACATGCCCACGCACGACGTGTGGCTGTTGGAGCAGGATCTCCGAGGTGTCTTGACCGACGAGGTGGACATCAAGATCATGCTGGGGATGCTCCGCACAACGTGTCAGTCTGAGGTCGCTCAGGAAATAGGAGTGACTCAAGGATTTGTCCGCCATCGTTATTTTCGCACCATAGATCGGCTCAAGAAGATGCGGGGGATGGAAACCTACGTTCAAATGTTTGAGCATGTGGCGGCGAACCTGAATATTCTGAAAGAAACGCACCGGTCAGCGTGGTCAGACCCCGTCGTGTACGCACTGATTTAGGCACCCGTTAGTTGGTCTATGATCTTTCTCCTACATAGAGGGGGAAAATCAACGTGGCTTCAAAAGACATGTCCGTTCGACGGGTTGCCATGGCGAAAAAGATTGCCCTTGATTGGCTGTCTCAACACGGCAGGCCCGAATACCGATTGTCTGTGTATCAATGCACCGGTCGGTACTCCACGCTGAACCTACCCGCGATGCTCAGGTCATTTCGGGACGGGAAGGTCAAGATCGCGAGTGTTGAGCCTGTTGCGGATCTCGGCGTGCGGCCTGAGTTCGATCATGTGGTCTTGCGGTCCAGCGACAGAGAAGGGCTGATGGCCTTGGAACAGGCCCTTCAGAAATTCGGGTTCGAAACCAGCGGGGTCTTCTGATGCCGGTTTCGCTGGCACAGGCTGAGTTCGTGTATCGATCAGGCACCAGCCCTGATATCTACACGTTCACCATCGTTTCCGACTCGCAGGGGAGCATCTCCGTCAGGGACATTCAAGACCCGTATGGGTTCGTGATCTCCCCATACACCCAGATCCCTCAAAGCGTGACCGCAGACATCAGTTCTGCGATGTCCTCCGTGGAGACTATCTTGGCACTCACCTCTGCCGTCAACGGCACTCTCACCTTCACCGCTGAAACCGAGAAGACCGTCACGTTCGTGGAGGCATTCGCTGACACCTCGTACCGGGTGCAGTTCACGAGCGACGTGTTCGCTCCCTTCCGCATCACAAACAAGACCATTCTCGGGTTCACCATCCAAGCGGGCTCAACCATTACCGGGTCAGTTGGCTTCGACGTGTTCGTCTGATCCCCCGGTAAAGATTCTATCCCCCCGTGGGGGTGACTGGAGATTTCAATGACTACACTCCCCATCGAACGACTCGTACCCTCGCCTCCCTCCCGTGCCGCAACGACCGCTTTCCAGGTTGGCGACACGGTGCGGTATTCCGATGATTGGATCCGAAAGACCGGGATGATCTCAGATGAGACTCTGTACGGAAAGGTCGTGCGGCTCGTGGATCGTGGCTGGGCTGCGGGTTTCCCCGTGGTAGACTGGGAGCACAAAACCAGAAACATTCGGCATAAGCCTGAGCACCTCGTTTTGGTTCGTCGTGGTCGTGGTGCCTCCCACATGAAGGCAGCGGAAGTACGCCCCGGTCAAATGTTCGTGATCGTGGACACCAAGAAAGGTGGCAAGTGGTTTGACGACATCATTTACGATGATGTTGCGGAAGCAGATCGGACAGTTCGGCTTCTCCGTCAACGCGGTCACGAGGGTCTTCAGGTCATGGATGCTGTGTGGTATCGCCCCGCAGAGAAAAGACTCCGTGCTCTGGGTATGCGTGCCGCGTCCGAGCAGCAGGCTGAGAAGTATGAGGCCGAGGCCGAAGCCAACGAGGCACAGGCCGATGCTGACCGCCAGAAGGCCGACGCCGCTCGCATGAAGGAGGGTAGTGATACCCGAAGGTCCGGCATCGGTGACGGTGGGAAGAAGCACCGTAGCGATTGGTCTCGCCTCGGTGATGGCACATGGGGGTTGTACCGAGACGACCGCAAGATGGCGATGATCACAGGCAAAAGAGGGTGGTACACCCTCACTATTGACCGTGAGCGTGTAGGAGCCTTTGCTACCTTGGAGAAGGCGTTTGCTGCGGGGGAGGCCGACGCTGACCGCCAGAAGGCCAACGCAGCCCGGATGACTCCTCGCCGTGCTCGCCTGACTTGGGCAGGGGACGAGAAGTACCCGTGGGACAAGAGTGCTTCCGTCAGCATCACTGACCAGCAGTACGACGCGCTTCGTCCCGGCGACCGCGTCTACATGGATCTCTCCACGGGCTACGGCTCTACAGGGAGCGAGAGGGAGTTCGTCGTTGGGCGCACCACTTACTCCAAGAAGTACGACGTGTACTCCAAGACCCTCTACCCAGTGGGCGAGGACGGGAACCCCGTCAAGCGTGGTCGGGCGAAGTACACGCTGTTCAAGCGCAAGTCCGGCGTATCCCTCGGCCACGGTGGCATGGGCACCGTGATCAAGTCCTTCCGCACCGCTTCTACCTCCGACCAGATGCTCCGCAAGGCGTTCGTGCCTGACTCGGTGGACGGTTGGCTGGAGTGGGAAGTCGGCAGCGTCAACCGCCGTGCCTGACTGGATGGCGAGGAGCGGTCGCTCCCACACTCCCATCCCCACCCCGAAGACATTGACGACTGGAATCCCACAATCGAGGAAGATGAGACATGATCAAGATCAGCAAACAAGACCGTAGCGCCCTCATTCGGTTGGCTTCGGCCATGCCCGTAGGATCAGACGAACGTCGTGCTGTACTCGTGGGGTTGAGCAAAACGTCTGGTCACCCACTTGGTGACCGCACTGCCGTGAATAAGGAAACCTACGAGTTGCTCAAAAACTGGATCGCGGATGGTGTGCGCGAATGGGATAAGGCAGCAGGGAAGTTCTATCTCAATGATTTGAGTAAGGCTTACGACCAACTCGGAGCCTTTGAAAAGGCTCTGGGTCGGATGCGGGACGGCATCGGGGATATCAACCGACTGATCCTTCAGTCTGACTACAAGGACTTCTACGACGAACTGACAGACAGCGGTTTCTACGGTTTGGAAACCGCTATCGAGGAAGCCGAGCACGATCTGAGTCAGATGATTGACAAGGGGTGGGCAGACGTCGGCTACGAGGGTGCTGTGCAACAAGAGATTGAGGACTCTATTCTTCCCGCCTTGGAGAGTGCTATGGATGACTTCAAGCAGGAGTTCGGCAGACCTCCTCGGATTAGGGGTTGAGATGAGCCAACGCGACAAACAGGCGTATATGAACGCCACCCCCATGCAACGGGAAGTGGTACGGCAACGCCTGTGTGACGTGTTGGCGTGTCTGCGGGCTTCCTACCTCTCGTACCAGACGAGCCACTGGCAGGTCATCGGTGGTTCCTTCTACGGCAACCACCTCCTGTTCGCCCGCCTCTACGAGTCGGTGCAGAAGCAGGTAGACGAGTTGGCCGAGAAGTTGGTCGGCTACCTCGGTCGTGAGGTCGTTGGCCTCGACCACCAGATCAAGCACATCGCCGGGTACGTGATGCGGTGGTCGCAGATCGACTGCCACCACAAGCGGGGCTTGCAGTCAGAGGTCGAACTCCAGCAGGCGCTCAAGCGTGCCTACGAGGGGATCAAGCAGGTCAACGCCATGACCCTTGGTCTGGACGACTGGATCATGGCTACGGCAAACGCCCACGAGGAGAACGAGTACCTGCTCCAGCAGGCGTTGACTCCGGTTCCGGGGCAGAAGCAGGCATCTGGCGCACCGACCGCCGAGGGCTATTTCTTCGACAACCCTGAGAAGAAGGAAGTGCTGGAGTTCGCGGAAACCGGGGCCATCAGCAACAGCCCCGAGGTTGCTGCCGCAGCAGCAGCGGAACTCGATATCTCCGTTGCTCAGGCTGTCACAGAGGCAGAGGAATCCCCACCCACCCCGACGGAGATTGCATCGGAGCCTGGGGGCAAATCCGTCAGCACGTTGAACAGGCTTGTCATAGATTCCGAAGATTGGGATGCTGATCGCGCTGCGAGAGTGAATCGGTCACGCATGGCTTTATGGCTACAGGAGATTGATAATGGCTGATTTGATTCCTGCGATGTCTGATCGCGCTTATCGGAAGTACCTTCAGAACTTCGGTCGCGGCAATACGTTTGTCAACGACTTCGTTGATCTGTACCTCCAGTTGGCGGAGACTCTTGATGGTGGTGCCCTGCCCGATGATGCGCTTCGGCGTTTCCGCAATGCCGTGCGTCACATGGAGTCCATCGCAGAGAATGAACTTTCGGTGATTGCATTGGCCGCGAAGGCTCCCCTCGTGGATAGCGCCCTTCAGAATTTGGTCCTCCGGGGTTCCGCCTCCAACATGCTCTGGAATCGTATCGCGGAGAATTACTCCGATATGATTCGGACGGTTGCTGCTGCGGAGAGGGATCTATTCTACTCCCCCCGTATCCGCCCCAGCCGGAATGGCGTTCGATGGGTTGCTCTTCGAAATGCTTCCCCCAAAGAGCAAAAGGTCGAGCGGATCCGTAGGGATGACCCCACGCTCTATCAGCACATGATGAAGTCGGATCAGCAGCGGGCTGTGATCAATCAGCGCATCTCTCTTCGTATCACTCGGGAGGGTCTGATTCCCGCCAAGGCGTTCATTCGTGGTCGTACCGTCATGGTCGGCGTGGACCCTCAGTTGATTCCCGACATGGTTCCCGTGATCCGTCGAAGTCGTGTGGTCAATGCAGAAGGGGTGCGTGAGTGGCGTGAGCAAGTGACTGAGATGACTCGCGACGAGGTTCTGGTGAATCTCAGTGATCGCGATGTCCTACGGTCGTTGCCTGCTGGGGTGGTTTCCACCTACGCGGAGGACGGGAGTGTTCAAGACATGTCTCAGTTCTCTGCTGATCTCAAAAAGCAAAATGCAGCGATTAACCGTTTGGGCAAGATCAATGCGTTCGTGCGGAAGCGTGGCAGAGGGTCGCAGAAGTATTCCTACATCGATCTGGATCAGGTCCGGAAGATGCCCCTGGAGTATTTTGAGTCACAGTTTGGAGTCCGCCCGAAGCCAGATGCTTTTGTCTCACTCTCCGATGACCCCAACAAGTCCACAGCACTGACGAAGATCTACCCCGTCAAGAACTTCCGGGGTCGGCAAGTCATCACCACGGGACGCTTCAAGGGCTTCTTTGTGGATGACCTGATCAACGCGGCTGGCCGTTTGATTGAAGGAAGTCAGACGTACTACAATCCTGCCACGGGCGAGTTGGACCGTCGTGAGGGGTACGACGAGCAAGGGAATTTCATCGTTAACCCGGTGACTGAGCCATACATCACGGTGACCCCAGAAGGAAAACTGCTGATCACGGTATCAGCCAAGAAGAACAACACGGACGCGCAGTACATCCGTGATGCTCTGGATAGCCTCTCCTCGTTGATTCCTTCAATGAAGAAGGTGCCGGGATCCCGGAAGACGGCTTTCCTTATGGAGCCCAAGGACTTTGATTCCGTCCGCGATGGGATTGGTGCATTGGCTCTGTCGAACACTGCCTCCAAGGTACTCCAGGCATACTTCGACAAGTTGGCTAAGGCTCAGCGTGCCACTGAGGATGCCAATCTGGTCCGGTACTCCTCGGAGCGGTTGGGTCTTCGGACTTCTCTTCGCCGTCAGCAGGCTCAGGCAGTGGCATGGCTGGACGCAAATGGCAACAAGGGCATCTGTGCTCTGGATACGGGCGTGGGTAAGACGGGCACTGCTATCGCCACCATGCAGAACCTTCGCCGCAATGAGTCCCTAATGAGTGAGGGCAATGGTCGGTTCTTGTTCGTGTGCAAGGGATCCCTGGCGGGAAACATCAGGAAAGAGATCCGCAAGTTCATTAAGGGAAAGGAGACGGCTCAAGAGTTGGATGCCCTCGTGGATGTGGAGTCTTATACCAAGTTCAGCCGCAGGGTCATTGGGACCAAGACTCGTCCGCCCTCGGATCCGACTTTTGCCGACGACTACGCTGCGATTTTCTTTGATGAGGCCCATGAAACGCTCAAGAACCCTCGTGCGAAGGCGTACAAGGCAGTCACGAAGTGTAAGGCGAAGCGGAAGATCTTTTTGACCGCTTCCCCGATGGTGCGCTCCCCTGCGGAGGTCTACACCTTGAGCAGCCTTGCGAATGGGATTGACCTGAACACGCGGGAGGGCAGAAAGGATCTCCGAGTCTTCCTCAAGAGATACGCAGAGAAGGTTGGTGGTCGTGTGGTTGGGATCAAGCGGGTGGATCGGAGCCGTCCACGATACGACTTGTGGGCCACCACCCAGCGTGCAGAGGGGAAGGAGGTCGTTCCCTTCCGGCAGTGGTCGGGAGCCCCCGATGTCGCAACTACCCGTGACTTCAACACCTGGGTCAAGCAGAACCTCTTCTTCGCGGATAAGCGAGACGTTCTCGATGAGGAGGGCCGGAAACTCCCCCCTTTGAACAAGGTGTCACCTATCGCGGTCAACATGGACCCACAGGTGGAGGCAATGTACAAGCAGACCATGGGAGAGGTCGCCGTTGCTTTGGACGAAGTGGTGAAGAGAAACTTGCGCGAACGTGTCGTCAGTGGCGACCGTGAGAAGGCGTATGCTCTCGCGGTGGACCGTGCGAAGGTCACCTTGAGACCATTACTGGCGCGTCTCACGCAACTGAGCGACACTCCCAATCAGGTGCTTCCGGGTTTACCAAATCCGAAGATCAAAGAGGCCAAGAGGATCCTGAGCCGTGTTCCTGGTCGCACCCTCCTGTTCACGGATTCACCTGGGATGGCAGCGGACACTTATGGGGAGTTGCAAGATATTCCCGCAAAGGGGGTTGCTCTCGGGCTGGCTGATCAGATCCGGGTTTCCCCGGTGGTCGGGGATGAGGTCCGCTACACCCCCCGACGGTATCCCGATCCGAACCGCCCTCAGCCGTATGGCAAGGGTTACGTCTTGGAAACCACGGGAGGTCGGGTGTCCGTGAAGAAGAACGCAAACATCGAGATCACGGGGTTTGCTCTGGCGAAGAAGAGCGATTGGAAGGTGATCGTCTTGCGGCTGGTGCAGAATGACCCCACCATTGACTCTTTGGTGCTGACCAGCACTTATGCCACGGGCCAGAACCTTCAGTCCTTTTCCAACGTCATTCATCTGGATCGGGACACATGGTCGAACGAAACCATGAAGCAGCGGTCAGCCCGTGCATGGCGAGCAGGCCAGAATGAGTCAGTCAACGAATTCACCTTGGACACGGTGTACACCACACCGACCGCAGACGTGGACGCTGATCTGACTTTGGACAAAATCCGAGGCATCATGCAGAAGATGGATGACACCCTTTTTAATGAGGTCGTGATTCAGGCTCAGGGCGAGCGTCTTGGCGAGGCTTGGGAGGGCACCAAGCGCGAGCGTTCCCTCCTCCATGATGTGAGCCGGAAGATGCTTGAGCGGTCCCTCTCACCCTACGCCTCTCATCTTGGCGATCAGGAGTAACCGATGGCTATCATGGATCCCGTCACCTTAGAGGGGTGGGGGCAGTACATCGCCAACCTCAAAGGCGCGACCTTGTACTCACAGGCAGCGGCGGCAAACACTCAGCCTTTCGTGAACATGCTCTCAGAGGAGGGTTTCTCCTCTGAGGACATCACGGATGTCCTGCTCCTGTTTGCCCTTCAATGTCAGCGCGACCCTGAGATCACCCCACCCAACGGTCTGCCTGACGAGTACATCAACTATGCCTCCCTGATTTCAGTTCTTGAGGGGGAATCCTCCACGGCATCCCTCTGAGTTGATCGGGCCTCGGTAGTTTTTTTATCCCCTTCCTTTGGTGAATCACCTCCGAGGGAGTGAGCAATGCCGTCTACTATTCGTGTTGGATCCCGAGGCCCCGACGTTTTGCTGTGTCAGGAGTCGTTGAAGGAGCAGGGGTATTCCTGTTCCACTGACGGGATCTTTGGCAAGAACACCGAGGCTCAGGTCAAGGCGTTCCAGAAGGATCACGGTCTGGACGCTGACGGGATCGTGGGTCCGGCGACGTGGACGGCTCTGCTGGAAGACTCCCCCGGCACCCCGGCACCCGGTCCTCTTCCACTGGTGCTTCAACACGCCAAGAGCCTCGGACACGAGATCTGGGGAGACAAGAACCGCTTGTGGCTGTTCGGCATCCGTGCCCCCATCCGTAATGCCAACACCTTTGACGACACTCTGGGTTGTGCGTGGGTTGACGACGACGGCATGTGGAATGTGAAGTATTGGCCGGGAACCACTGACCCAGGATCCTACTACCTGCTCCACCCGACGAACAGTAAGGGCTGTGCGGTACTGGTCCCCAACCAGTACCTCGACACCTATAAGATTGATCTCCACGGGGGCAAATACTACGCAATCTGCCAGAGGGCTGGAGAGGTGTCGGTCTATCGGGACAACACGATGGACGACAAGATCGATCTTGATCCCAGCACCATCACCACGGGCTACTTCGGAATCAATCTCCACGCCGCAACTCAGATCGAGGGCGGTGTCTCGACGGAGGTGAACAAGTGGTCGGCGGGCTGTCAGGTTCACGCCTCTCAGAAGGGGTTTGAGCAGATGATGGAGTTGGCGTACATGCAACGGGACAAGACGGGCAGGGAAACCTTCACGTACACGCTGATGGATCAGTGGTTTTGATCGGGAAGGATCTTTTTTGGCGTTTACTGTCCGAACGACGTCTCCGCATGCGTCTTCAAGTTGAAAAGGAGAAACGATGATGGACCCTCGTAGAGATGCTGTGCGGAGCCTCCTCGCCGGAAAGAAGCCTGAAAAGGCGGTATACACGGCTGTGATCTTGGATGACCCCAATGAACTCCTTGACTGGTGGGCCGAAGAGACGGGCATCCCTCTTCACCCAAGAGTGTTTGCTCACCACATGACGATCAAGTTCAAACCAAACCCTGAAGAAGTCACCCGGCTTCCAATTGGTGCCCCGGTGAAGTTGCGGATCGTCGGTTGGGCCGCAGACGATAAGGGTCAAACCATCGTGGTTGAGCCACAGGGCATCTCAAGCACCAATCGGATTCCTCATGTGTCCGTGGCAATGAACGGTATCTCCCCGGTGTATTCCAATGAACTCCTGAGTCGTGGTTGGAACCGAGCCTCCGGTACTCTGCGTGGTCGAGTTGGATACAAGGGAACAAAGGGGAGCGAGGTCTTTGATCTCAGGGGCACGATCTACGACAAGGGTACATGAGAGGTTCTGGTGCTGGACTCGTTCATCATTGACCGTATCCATCGAGATCGGGAGCGCGAACGAGAGCGTCGGAGGGAGGGGGCACGAATCCCCCCTCCCCCACCAAAAGAGAACCCGGATCCGGGCCTTCCCGATCCGGGTTTCGTGATCGTAGATTTTGAGGTTTGAGGGGGGTGCGTCTTGGGTGGTTTCCTCTATTAGAGGGCATGACACCAGCAGAGATGATCCTGAGATCCCTTGTGCCGCATGAGTGTACACGGTACTCCTGTGGGCACCCCCCATACCCAAAACACCATCACGGGTGCATGGAACTGGACTCAGAGGTCTTCGTTGAAGCGACGAAGATCACAGAGAGGAGGTACGACGGCACTCGCCTCGCTCCTGATTGACAGTATCATTGGACGACTTGGGCTAAGTCGTGGGGGTTGGAGAAGTGGTCGTTTGAGGATCTGGCATACGCGCCTGATCCCAATGACCCTGATGATTGTATTCAGGTGACCTTGCTCAAGTTGAGATCGGGGGGTTGAGCGACGGTGCAGAAGCCATGCTCGATCAGGTGCATGGCTACACGTCCGAGTCGATCTTGCAGGCTGAACGCCAGCCCGGTGTTGATGAGGTGCTGCCACGAGGCATAGTAAGCAGTCTTTTGTTCCTCGGGTGTGTCACCGGGGGGGTCTTTGATACCCTCACAGATTTCAATGTGATCAAAGATGGTCACTGGTGATGTCCTCCACAACAAGGTCAAACCACTTGAGCGGGAATTCCTCCCAGGCATGGTTCCCCTTCCAGGTTTCGTAGATTCCTTCGGGATTGAGACTTCCCCAATTGCGGTCCAGAAACCGGGTCAGGCGATCCCAAGCCTTTGACACCCTGAAATTTGCCCTTCTTTGGGCATATCTGTGTGCCACTTGTACATTACAGGTGAGGGATACCCAGAGAACCCGAGTGGCCCATCGGTCGAGGTTTTTCTTCTCCGCGTAATGGTCTGCCTCAACGATCCGTTGGCGGAAAGAGTCCGTCATAAGGAAACGATCTATCTCTCGCTGTGTCATCCTGGGATCTCCTCCCCTAAAGGGATCTATAGGGAGGGTAAAGTGAAAATCTCACCCTTGGGGGATCTCATGCCGATTTACGAATTCACATGTCAGTCCTGTGGACTCCGTTTTGAAAAACTTTTTCGAAAGATCAGCACGGCAAAGGAGTTTCCCTGCACCTCCTGTGGAGCCCCTGGAAAAAGAGAAGTCTCAGCGGCGTCTTTCGCTTTCAAGCACCCCCCGAGTCAGACCCGAGGGATGGCCCCCCCGAACACGGGGACTTCAGACGACTGGAACTTCGACAAGGCGATTGGCAGGGATGCTGAGATGCGGTGGGGCGAGATCCACAAGGAAGGTGCGAAGAAGGATCAGATCGTCCATGACGAGGCTAAGAAGGGGCGTGGGATCACTCGTGATCATCTCGTGAAGACGCGGGAAGGGGGCTACCGGGTGATCACGGAACCTGAGAGGAAGTACGTCAATGAGCACCGTTCCGCCGCCTTCAAGGTTTCGCAGGCGGCGACGGCGCAGGCAAAAGACAAAAAGTAGCCATCAATATCCGTCCTATACTCCCGGTAAGAAAATCTCTCTGGAGAACAACATGTCCCGTACCCTGACCGCCTCTGACCGCCGTTCGCTGATTCGCTTGGCGAGCACCATGCCTGTCGGCTCTCCTGAGCGGAAGGCGATTCTGGCTGGACTGAAGAAGGCAGGACGCAAGGTTTCAATTCACGAGTACACCCCCAAGAGAGGCGACGTGTTCCGTATGCCTTACTCCTACGGTGGCAGGGAGTACGCACTGGTCAAGGTGTCCAAGGACGGCTGGGTTGAGGATGGTCTTGGCGGCAAGTACATCTCTTACGAGGTGGTGGATACCGCAACGTGGCCCGAGCCCCTTCGGGTTGGGGAGCGTGCTGATATGCTGGTGTTTGACGGTGACGAGCCAGAACTGGACGACTTCCTCTACCTGGAGTAGTGCTCTCAAGCACTACTTTGAAAGCCCGCCTACACAGGCGGGCTTTTCTTGTTTCTCGATACCCCTCCTATATCCGCCGCCATGTAGACAACGCCCTGTTGAGGGGCTGTACACCATCTCTGTGCTCGCACTCTCTCAAGACACTTGCTCTTGAGTCAAAAATCGAGGTTCAACATGGCATTCCCCGGCAACATTTACGCTCCTCCCGGCGTTTACACGCAGACCAACACGGAGAACCCCCTTCAGGGTTTGGCCGCATCGGTCCGCCTCCCCCTCCTGATTGGAACGGGCTCTGAGATCCTGTTTCAAGATGCTCTTGAGGTGGTACGCGGCTCGTCGTCCTCCGTCGATCAGCGCGTTGTTCAAGAGGACGAGTCGGGTCGTGCCGTGGTCAGCATCAGTGATGCCGGTGCTGTGACCCTTGGTGCTTTTGATGGTTCCATCAATCAGGTGCAGGTCAAGCACTTCCCCATCGTCACGGGCAACGGCACTGGAACCACGGCAACCGACGCGGCTTCCGTGAACGTCACCGTGAACGGAAGTCCGGTTGTGGTGCTGGCGATCAACGGCGCGAAGGGCATCCTGACTCTATCCGTGACCCCCAAGGCCACCGATGAAATCAAGGTCACCTACTTCTTCAACCGCACTGACACCCTGATCACTGATACCGTGAGCGATCAGGTTACCCCGGATGCCCCCGTTCTCTATGGTGAGGTTGGGCAGAACTACAGCATCCTTGAGGGTGTGAATGACACCCTTGAGTTCACCGTGGACTCTGAGAGTGCTATCACCGTCGTGGTTTCACCCTCTCCGACGGTGGGTTGGAACGCTGCTCAGGTGGCTGCTTTCATCAACAGTGCCGCGACGGGTACCAGTCTGACGGCTTCCACTACCATCGACAATCTGGGTCAGACAGTCCTCTATCTGACTGCGGATCGTGACCTTGTGGTCGGAAACGGGACCGCGAACACTACTCTGGGGCTCTCCAACGGAACCACTACTGCCCGAAACACGGTCTTTTACGCCTTCCAGCGACCCATTGTGGATGGGAGCAACGGTGGTGTTACCACCACGGACCCCGCAGACGTCACAGTGAAGGTGGATGGGGTTCAGGTGATCCCGACTGCGGTTGACGGTGCCTCTGGCGCTGTGACGTTGCCCTTTGCCCCTGAAGCCGGTGCTGTGATTACGATCCAGTATTACTTCAACTCTTGGCAGGACACCTTTGATTACCTCGCCCACCGTGGGATCACAGAGGTCACTCTTTGTGGTTTGACCCCAGATCGGAAGGACTACCTCAGCGGCACTGACTTCGTGCTCAAGGACGATAAGATCCTGTGGGGCACCGCTGCCACTGTTGAGGCTGGTGAGTACACCGTTGGTGGTGTTTACTTTGATGACACTCAGGTTTCCGCCACGCTGGTAGATGCACGTCAGTATCTCGCTGCGTGTGCTCCGGTGGTGAACACCAGTGTCTCCCCCCCGGTAGAGAACCGGCTTGACTTCACCCTCCCCCTCCAGCCCACGACCGGAAACGGTCGGGATACCCCGCTGGGCAGCGAGACTTACTCCGCTGTGGCGAACGGTCGGATTGATCTCCCTACGGATCGCCCTGATCTTGTCCATGCCTACTGGGGATACTCCATCGAGGACGCTCTGGATCGTGGTCGCGTTGATGTGGCGAAGGTTGAGTCCTCGACTTCAACCATCACGCTGTCCGAGCCCGTTCCTGTTGGCGCAACCGTCTACGCCACCTTCTACTACAACACTCTGGTCGATCAAGACTACAGCGTTGAGTGTGTCACTGCGGGCTCCAGTGGTGTCGGCACCTACACCCTCAAGAACGAGGCTGGGACGACCCTCCTGACCCCTCAATTCCAGAGCAAGTCGGCGGCTCTCGCCACTGTGACGGTCGAATTCCCGAGTGGCTCCGAGCGTGCCCCCGACTGTCGTTTTGAGGCACCCTTCGTGACTACGTCTTTCGTGGGCGCAGTTGAAGAGGACGTGACCATTACGTTCGCCTCGCAGGATGCAACGCTCGCCAAGTACACGGTGCCGGGTTCTGGCCCCTACTACATGGTCAACGGGCAGAGTGATGACCTGGGAATCAACATCGACAACCTCGGTGCGATCACCACGGATCTCTCTGATCCCACGGGTAACGGCACGGGCTTCCAGGCGGCTTTGGTCGGCAGTGAGGTCGCTTACGATGCGGACACGGGTCTGACCGAGTACGGCATCGACACCACCAACAACGCACTCGACTTTGAGATCGACGGTGTGCTGATCCAGGCTCAGGTGAACACTGGAGATCGGACCGGCATCGCCGCTACTGATTTGCAGGACATTGGACGGTATGCTCAGGGGATCAACAGTGCTGCTTTCGGTGATTACGCCGACATCGGTGGTGCTGCACTGGTCTTTACGGGTGTCCCGACCAACATCATCCTTCCCCTCGACACTGAGGCGTCCAACATTGCCGACTACTACGTCGGTTGGGTTCTTCGGGTGACCAGCGGAGCCCAGATTGGTCAGGAGGGTACTGTCTCGGCCTACAACAGTGGTACCTTGACCCTCACTCTGGATGCCGCGATTGGTGGTGCCCCCGCTGGCGGTGACTCCTACGTCCTGTACAACCCGAGCACCCTCCCTCTGATGAAGGGGGCGACCCGGTTCCTCAATCCGGTGGTGATTGCAGCCAACGAGTTTGACGACATCAACTTCCGGTACGTCGGATCTGTGATCGGAACCACGGCAACGCTGACGGCAACGCTGACGGCACAGACCTATGCTTCGGTCACCACACTGGCGACTGAGATCCAGACGCAGATGAACGCAGCGTTGAACGCTTCTGGTGCGACGACAGCGGCTCCTCCAAAGGTGGTCGTTGAGGGCGATTCCAGCGGTCGGGTCTCGATCAAGTTGATCCCAGACGGTACGGACCTCACGGGAGGCTCTCTGGAGTTCATCGCTGATGTGACCCCTGCCGAGGACTTCTGTGTTCTCGCGGGATTCGACATCGCGGCATCTGGGGGTTCACAGGCCAAGTTGCTTAACCAGCCCATCGCCAGTACCTTTGAGTTCACGGGCGCGATCACAAGCCAGAAGATCTATGAC